CAAATTGTAATTACAAATACGCAAATAGATGAAAAAAGTGTTATAGTAGATGAAAAATTATTGGGGAAAATATCACAAAATTTTAGAGAATTAAATACACCAAAAGATGATATATTTGATCGATTTCCTTTTCATAAATATTTTATAAAAGAATCAGAACTTATTACTCGTTTTTCAAATTTAATGAACTTTATTCCCAATTTTGTTAAAGTTGATTTTTATAAAATTAATAATATGCAACATCTTACACATTTTGAAACTTTATTTTTACCCGATAAATCTCCTGTATTATTATTATATAAGTCTGATAATTATCATAAATATGATCTCATTTCCGATTATTTTATAGAAGATTGCCGCATTTTTACTAAACGATACGATCAATCTTTAACTTTATTAGAATATTGGTCCGCTAATAAACATATCATTAAACAAAAAGCTATGGATACTTTTAATAATACCGATTTTTATTCTTTACGTGAATCTTTATTCAGTTTATATCATGAAGTTGGGACTTTTAGGCCTACTAATATCGTTTCTATTATTCGTAAATTTAATTCTAAATCGGTTTTGGACTTTTCTGCTGGTTGGGGTGATCGATTAATAGGGTCTTTAGCTTGTAATGTAGATTTATATTGTGGTGTTGACCCAAATACTTGCGTTTTTAATAAATATACAACTATAACTAATTTCTTTAAAAAACATTTTAAAATTAATACTAACACTATTTTTATTAATTCTCCGTTTGAAGACGCTATATTACCAAATGATACTTATTTTGATTTAATTTGTACTTCTCCTCCTTATTTTAATTTGGAAAATTATTCCAATGAAGATACACAATCTATTAATAAATATCCTTTATTGGATGATTGGTATGATAAATTTTTAATTACTTCTATTAAAAAAGCTTGGAAACATTTACGCATTAATGGACATATGGTTATTATTATTAATGATATTTTTAATAAAGATCGTTTTGTTTCTAATATGATTGATGCTATTAATTCATTTGAAGATTCACTTTATTTAGGTGTTATTTCTTATACAGAAGAATCTAAAATTAAAAAAAGCCCACAACCTATGTGGATTTGGAAAAAAATACATTATGAATTAAATCCCACATTAGTTATTCAACAACTTAATACTAATAATATTAATTTTAATGTCGTTAGAGATGATTTATTATTTGGAGGTACTAAACAAAGAGCTTTTAAAATGTTTGAAAGCATTACACAAAAAACATTAGTTTATGCAGGACCATCTAATGGTTGCGCACAAGTAGCTTTAGCAGTTATCGCTAAAAAATATAATAAAAAAGCCAAGATATTTTTATCTATCAATAAAAATCAATACCATAATTTAACTATTAGAGCAAGAATGTTAGGAGCTAATATACAGTTTATTAATAATGCTCCTCTTAAACTATTACAATCTAATGCTTCTAATTTTGTTAATTCTGATACTCATAATCATTATTTAGTTCCTTTCGGTTTAGAGAATTCTTTATTTAAAGATACATTATATTCACAAATTATTGATGCTTCTAAAAATACAGCTCTCAATGATAGATTTTCAAAATTTAATTTTTGGTTAGTCGCTGGTTCTGCTACTTTACTTCACACTTTATATAAAGTTTTTCCTAATTCCACTTTTAATGTTATACAAGTAGGTAAAACAATTTGGCCTGATATGATTAATGATAGAACAAAGTTATATATCGCACCTGAACCTTTTTATTCTGATGCAGTTTCTATACCTCCTTATCCCACTGTTTCTTCTTATGACGCAAAATTATGGCAATTCTTTATACAAGATGGTAAAGAAGGTGACTTTATATGGAATGTTTGTTATGATAATTCTATATTACCTTCTAATATTTAAAAAATGTTATAGTAGATGAAAAATTAGAAAAATTGTATTTACGGTGTAATTTCATATTCATATGAAAATTAAAAAAATCCACAATTTAATATGAAAATACTTTAAAAAAAAATTATTTATAACAATAAAAATACACGCCGTACATAATAATCCATAATATAACAGTAATTATTGCCACCCATTGAAACATTTTTTGCCACAATATTTTATTTTTTTTCATAATCATTTTAGGTTTTGTTAAATAAAATATTCCTGTTAATATTACAGGAATAATAGCTGCTATACCATACATATAATAAACGGATATTTTAGGCATATTACTAGGCATATTCGCTGATTGCTGTTTTGGTTCCTCACATTTATTCAAAGATTGTTCTAATTGATCTAATTCTACTTCAATGTCTGTCATTTATCTATATTAAATATATTTTTAAGATTAAAATACATTGAAAATTAAAAATGTAAAATTAAAAAATGTAAAAATATTTAGTATAAATAATTATGAACGCCACATATATATTATTAGTTATATTTGTTGTTTATATGTTAGTAGTTCTTGTATTAGCAATGTATAGAACTGAAAATTTAGAAGGCTGTGATGATTGTAATATTAAATATATAGATTGTATTAAACAAAATCCTTTGGAGAGCACAAAATGTTTACCAGTTATATGTAATGATGAATGCTCCAAATGTGCTAGTTCATTAGGTGTTGCTTGTAGTTTACCAGACAAATGCGATAAAACTATATCAGTGCCACAAGAATGTACTATTGTAGATCCATCTGGAGATTGGTTTGAAGATAAAATGTGTTTAGAGGATGTTAAATTAACATGTAATGATAAAGATGCATTAAGAGAAATATGTGATCCAATAGGAGCATTTTCTAGTAATGGTAAAACACCATGTTGTGATTTTTGTAAAGACTACAAAAACTAAAATCAAAAACTAAAATGAAATACAAAGAATAAAATCTATTTAAAAAAATGTTTTAAAAACATTTTTTTATTTTAATGTTTTGGAAAAAATGTCCATCAAATTTAAAATTTGGTAAATGGAAAGACAAATTAGACATATTAGACAAAAAATATAACAATTTATATCTTAGATTTCTAAATTTTGCTCTTGAAATAGGAGACGACCCTTATAACAGAGATTTTAATTTAGAACCACTTATTGATTTTGCTATTAATTCAGGATTATATAATCAAAGTATAGATTTTATATATAGACATTATGTTTATTATCAATTATCTTTTATAGAAGATATAACAAATATAGAACATGAAGAAACTAATAGATTAATTCAAGAATTTATATTAATTTAAACTGTTGAATGCTGTATGACAAAACTATTGTAAAAACAAGTGCTAATCCACCTAATAAACCAGCTCCTGCTACATTATAATATTCATCTAATGAATTTCCAAATATTGATAATTTATATATTAAAATATCTAATATTACTCCAACACCAAAAGCCGTCAAACTAAAAATGAGTAATTCTTTAACATTTGTAGGTATTGTGATATTAAAAATAGATTTTGTAATGATAATAGTCAAGAGAACGCCAATTATGATAGTTATACCAGCAAGAAAAGCAGCTGTATAAAATGTTTTTTGTTTAAAATAAGGGTTTAAGGATTTAATGATTTTAATATCAACATTATTGGATAAAATATTTAATATAATGTCTGATATTGCTGCTATAAAAAAATTTAGTAATAAGAATACTAAAACTATATTATTCATTTAATTAAACTATACATTTTAAAATTAATTTTATTAATATTGTATAATGATTGATTTTATTAACGAATTTAAATTACATTTTATTGCTGTAATAATAAATATTATTGGTTTAACTGTATTTATTTACAGCATACTTGTAATTGTTAAAGAAAAAAATAACGAAAATAAATATTCAAGCAAAAAACTATTAGCAAGTTATTTATTAGGTCTAAGTATTGTTATGATTATTGTTCCTTGGTTAGTAATTCTTATATTAAACAAACCAACTATGTTTGCTAGTTTTGCTACATTACAAGCAATATTAAGTGTTTAACTTTTTTAAAAAAGTATTTTAAAAAAGTATTTAAAAAATAGACAATTAAATATATAAGCGTTTATAGTTTAGTGGCAGAATATCGGATTTCCATTCCGATGGCTCGGGTTCGATTCCCGATAAACGCATTCGATAAACGCATTTTAAGAATAAGGATCTATATAGTCCGTTTTTGTTTGATTACATACGATACAAGCTTTCGTATATAATTTGCATAGTTTCATTTTATTATAAAGGTTAGAATATTTATGATAATTAACCTTTGTTTTTGATATTTCTTTTTTTAGTTCAAGAATTAAATAATTATTATATATTATATTATCAGGAGAAATATCTTTTTTTAATTTTGATAGACATTTTTTGTATTCATGATAGTTTTCCGCTTCTAAATTAGATAATTCTATTAAATTATTACATATATCTGTTATACACAACCTACATAGTTTCAATACATAGGGTTCTTGTGTAAGATGTGATAATTCTGTTTCATTACATATAGAATTAATCAATTCAGTTCTTCTGTATGTTTTTAAAAAAGAATTGTTTTCATAGTTATGATTATTATTGATAATAATAAAACTTTGTTCCATTAAATAAATATTGTATTCTTTTAATGAAAAAATATATTATAAATGAATTAAAAAAATATAGTATAAAAGATTTATTGTTATTTGTAGATAATCCAGATATAAATGTTGAAGAATTAATGAATACAGTTGCTGATAATATTTTAAAGACTGCGACTATGAACAGTAATGATACATATAAATATCTTGTTTATTTAGTTTTATTAAAAGCAAGATTGATGAAAACATGGATTTTATCTTATCCATTAGATTTGTATATACCAAATAAAGAAAAAATTGAAATGGAGGTTATAAATGATGTTAAAGATACACTGTTGGAAGGAATTACTGTAAAAATGATTAATGAGCAAATATTAAGAGAAATAAATAAAGTAAAATAAAAAAGTAAAATTAAAAAAAATGAATATATATTTAATTTACATTTAAATAAATAAAAGATGAACAATGATTTTGAAAGTAAATTTTATTATAAATCTATTTTATTAGATCCTTTTCAATGGAAAAATATTTATTATTGGAATAAACCATTTAACATATTTAAAAATTATACACAGGCATTAAATTGGTTAAATTACATAAAAATAATGAAAATTGTCAGTCCAAATACTAATAGTTATAATCAAGTATTAAAAAGGGCAGAAACAGTAGAACAAGCAATAGAATTATTACATGAAATGAAAAATGATGGATTAAAAGAGAATGCTTGGACTGCTGTTATAATTATTCAATCATGGACAAAAAATTTTCAATGTGCTTGGGAAATTTACAAAGATATTTCTTGTCAACCAAATAAATCATTATTTATTGCTTTATTAAATAAAGTATCAACAAATGAACAATTAAATCTTGTTTTAGAAGAATTCAAAGGTTTAATGAAAAATCCTTATAGGTATAATTTAGAAAATTGGCGAGATGAAACATTAGAAAGAGTTATTTTAAAAAAAACTATGTTGTACACTTAAAAAAATACATAACTTAAAAAAATACACAATTTTAAAATAAATATGACTTCCACTACTACTTTAATGTTTGGTATAGGAGGTATTTTTGTAGTATGGAATTATAACTTTAAATTTGCTTATTATGATAATGGTAAGGTACATGTATATAATAAATCTGCTAATACATTTTTATGGGACAAAAAAGAATATAGTCCTAATACATGGAAAGAAAGTAAAGAGTATAAAGAATTAGGTGTAAAAAAGAAAGCAATATTATGTTCTTTTTAATTTTATTTTTTGAAAAAGTAAAATTAAGCACGAGCGTTCTGCCAACAACTTTGATTAAGTATAAAATGTGGTGATACATATGTTTTGGGTATTCCATATGGCATACTATAAACATCCCAATAACCTTCTTTTTTTGTCATTGCAAGCCATAATACAAATAAAAGTAATACAATATATATAATATATAAATACATTAATTAAATACTATACTTTTTTTAATAAATTTAAAAAAGTTTTATTTATAAATTTGGCGTTTATTCCATAAAATAGGGTAATAATTATTACTTTTATTATATGAATTTTCTGTATAATAATTTAGATAGTTTATGTTTAAAATAAAATCTATATTATGTTTATTTTCTATATTTTTAATACCATTAGATATAAAATGATCAAGTTTTATAAATTCATCGTCTTTCATAAATATAATATTTCTACTACTTTTGTCTAGTTTTAATAATAAATATTTTAAATCATTGATAGAAATTATTGTATTAGCATACAATAAATTAGGTCCTGTTGGACATAAATCACTTTTACCATAATATTTTGTTTCTACATTTTTAATTATATTGTTAATACAATTCATGAATAATTGTAATTTTGGAACGGCACATATAAAAGCAGTATACAATGCAAGGTCTTTTAAATCTTTTACTATAACTAAATCATTATCTTCCAGTAAATCGTCAAAATGTGTATATACATACATTTTACAATCAAGATATATACCACCATTAATATATAAATAACAATATCTAAATAAATCTGATTTATATGTGCCTGGAATTAAGCTATTATAAGCTTTAACAACAGATTGATCAAAATGAGTTTTAATAAATTCTAGTCTATCGTTATGGTTAAAAAATTTATATTCATAATTAGGATTGTTATATTTAATAGTTTCTACTGTCAACCATCTATTTTCAGTTACTAAATTACTTTCATAGGTTTGGACAATAAGTTTTGGTATTTTACTATGTTTTTCTGTTTTTAGAGAAATATTAAAATTAGGGTTTGTTATAATAAATTCATTTTTGGTTCCTCTTAAAGTTAATATTTCTTTTATATCATTAATAATAACAGGAAAATTTATTAAATCACACTCGTAGCGTATAACTATTAATTTAACAGTTTTGTTGTCAATATAAATCGGGATAATAGTTATATTAGTTTTATTATATTCTAATTTAACATTTGCTAAATTACATTCTTGTGGTAATTTATTATTTATATAATGATTTTCAGGAACATTATTTTGATTATTTTTAATCGTGTCTGTTTTAATAGCGTCTGTTTTAATTGTAGGTCTTTTAATGGTGGATGTTTTAATTGTATGTGTTTTAACATTTTTGTTTTTACCTAGTTTAAATGACATTAAATTAGATAAATAAACTATTTTTTTAAAAGTATTTTTAGTTAAAAAATGATTTAAAAAAATCATTTCTTTAAATCAATAAAGGATGCCTAAAAAGTCTCAAAGTCCAGTTCTTAAAAAGACTGAAAATATGGATAAAACAAGTGAAAAAAGTTTTAATAATTTGCCTATTTCTACTCAAACTGTTATGGCTTATATGAATTGTAAGTTTAATATAAATAATATTTTTAATAAATTACCTGTTGATAATACTTGTCAAAATTTAAAAAAGGTAAAGGGAGAACATGGTAAAATTTATCAATTAAAAAGAGCTGGACAAATTAGAGGCGTTCCTAGTAAAAAAGATATTAGTAAAAATTTTAGAAATCAAATCACTGCTTATATATTTATTATAGACAAAATCATTACTGCTAAAATTTTTCCCACTGGTAAATTTCATTTAACTGGCTGTAAATCTTTAAAACACCAACAATATGCCGCAATTGAATTAATTAATCATATTATTCGTTGTCATACAGAACAAGAACCAACCATTGATATGGACGACAAATATATTAGTGTTATTTTAGAAGTAGTAATGGTTAATATAGATTTTCATCTTGGATTTGATGTTGACCAAAGAAAATTAGATCGTTTATTACAATCAGAGGATTGTGATTTTTATACTATTTATGAAACGCCTGTTAATACTAGTGTTAATATTAAATTAGACTACCCAGATCCAGAACAAAAAAAGTTCCATCAAATCATTATTGATGGTCCTCTTGAAAATCAAGTTATTACTTTTACTACAACAGATACTTGTCCAAAAGCAAAAGATATTAAAACAAGAACCCATACCTTTTTAGTTTTTAGTAGTAGTAAAGTAATTCAATCTGGTAGATTTTATGATAGTGAAATGGAACCTGCTTACAAGAAATTTTATGATTTTATTATTAATCACAAAACAGAAATTGAATTAAAGCCACAAGAAAAAACATTTGATATTTCTCAATTAAAGGGTATGCAAAGACCTTTACAAATTGATATAAATAAAAATCTTAATACCATTTAATTATATTTTTTGTCGGTAATGTTGTCCATTTATTCTTATCTAAATCATACACATTTAATACCAATTGTTTTTGATACATACTACCTATTCTACCAACCATCATAACATCTTTATTGTCATATATTTTTATTTTCCTAATAGAAAAATTACCACTTGGTTCTCTATAAATTATTTTCCATGAATTACCAATCGCACGACACAACATTGTTTTCACTTTATTATAATAAACTGAAAACTTTAAACTAATATACAACATAATCTAAACTCCCTTCTTTCACATATATTTTTTTATATTTATACTTTATTATCCATCTTATAAGCCAATATATTGATAAACTACTATAAAAATGCCAAGCAAAATGTAAATGAATACCAAATATACACATCTTATCCATTATCCAAAATATAATTCCTATAATAAATTTAACTTTGGCCAATTTTAATTCTATTTTATCAGTATCTAATTCAAAATAATTAAAATATATTATACATAAACTTCCTAATATTATTAAAATAACAGCATTTAATAAAGGATAAATAAATAATGATAATCCTGATATTATTATTAAAATATATCTTGTTATATTCCAATATGGTTTATGTAAATAAATATATATTGTTTCATATATAAATAATACAATACAAAATTCATCTGCGATTTGAAAATAGTAATTAAGTGTGCTATGATATATAAATGATGTTATACCTATTAAAGAAATGTATATTTTAAGATGAATAAAAGAGTTTTGTGTATAAGCAACTAGTATATAAAATAAAGAAGAAAATGAATTATACATTTCAATGATAGTATTGCTGTTTTCATTGTTTTTTTCACACCAATCCATTTTTAAAACTGTATATTAATTTAACATTTAAATCATTTTTTAGTTTATCTAAACTACAATAAATTTAAATATATTCATAGACTTGATTATTTCTATGAATAAAAAAGTATTATAATCAATTGTCTTGTTCGTATAACAAAAGATTACACAGAAATATAAATGTAATACCCATAAGACTACACATAACAATAATATCTTTTTTATCTTCAATAAATGTAATTATATTATTCAAAGTATTCATTTTAATATGTTTAAAAATATATTAAAATAAATCATTTTTATGAACTTTTAAATATACTCTTCTGGTTTTATGCCTAAAATTGATGCCCCCACAATATATCCGTGTCCAAATGGAAAAGTTGTATCGTTAATTTTTGTTTTTAGTAGTTCTTTTGTTAGTTCTAAACAAGTTGGACTGGCATCAGTTAATCTTGGTCCATCAAAATCATAAATAACAATTGATTTTCCAGCTGTTAATTGTTCTTTCCAATACTTTAACATTTCACTGTCACGAATATAGTCAGTATATTCAGGTACATATATCTGCTTTCTACTTTCAATATAATTTAAATGGATTGTATCATTATCTAAAAATCTGCTCCATAATACTTTTTTACCTTTTGAATTTGGGTAGCGTCGTGTAGGTTTTTTGACATTTTTCCAAAATTTAAGACTTGTTTCATAAGGGACATCTTCATATACACGACGACTTTGCCAGTAAGCTTCAAAATTATAAAATCCTTTATAAGTATGTTCTGTCATTGGAGAGAAATCCCGTCTATTTTTACTTGTTTTACTTTGCATACTTGTTACATTTAATTTAAAATCAACATCAGGACATTGACTCCAAGTGCCTCTCATATTCATACTCGCAATATAAATTTTACCAGCCATACTTAATAAATATAAATTATACTTGTATTAAATCATTTTTTCATTTCAATACTGTTTTCAATTAACAAATCGATAAACTGATTTATTATATTTAACTTTTTTATACCTTCTTCATATAAAAGTTCGTCAACACATTTAACCTTATCTTTTTCATTTTTTTCTTTAACAGACCAATATCTCCAAATATGTACTTTTTGTAATTCTGGAGGCATAAGGTAATGAGATTTGTATCTTACAACTCTTCCAATAACTTGTTGGATTTTATTTTCGCGAGTATCTGATTCTAATATATGAACATGTCCTGTTTCTAATAATGTTATACCTTCTGCACCAGCGTCTGATACTAAAATTATTTTTATTTTTTCACCATATCTGTTTTTAGGACTATTAAAATCTTCCAATAATTTTTTACGTTGTTTATCATTTAAATCACCTGTAAATAATTCAGCAGAAATTCCACACATATCACATAATGCTTTAATCATATATAAACCAGCTTTTTCCTTATAAAAACTAAATACCATATGTTTTGAATTATAATTATCTAATATATTACTGAACAATTTAGCAAATTTTCCAGAATAACTATTTTTTAATTCTTTATTTTGAAAATGTATACGTTCCACCCAACCTTTTGGTTTTAGAAAATCTGGTTCTTTTTTAGTAATTATTGAATTACTAGGTTCACACTTCCAACAGGCTCGTTTTCCTAATTTTTTTGTGTCATAGCATTTACAATCACTAAAAGACGCAGGAGGACCATTAGGACCATTACATTTACATTTAAAATCAATTGCTGCTGCAGAACACCTACAAATTCCTGAAAGATTTTTACTAAATATTGGATAATGAAAATTACTAATACTTTTTGATTGAATTCTTTTTTTAGCTAATATATATGATTTTTTATCTGATATACTCATAGGTATATTATTCATAATTTTCCAAGTATATTTTTGTATAGTTTCAGTTTCTAAACCAAATTGATCTGAATATTCATAATATTGTTCAATAGTCATTGGAACTTTAACAATAGGTTCTTCAATTACTTTTGGATAATATTGTCCTTCAATACCAGGGAAATAAGATATTATACCTTGTAATGATTCTACAAAATCTTGATTTTTTGGTATTAATTTATCATCTTCTATTACAAATAATTGTTTAAAATTTTGTATATCTGGAAAAGCTCCTGGCTTTAATAAATTTCCTAATATACTCCATTCTGTTATGTTGTTATATATTGGTGTTCCTGATAGTGCTAATATCTTACAATTTGATTCTAGTAATTTATTGTATATATACACCGAATTTGGTGATTTATTTTTAACATTATTTATAAAATTATGAACCTCATCAATTATTACCAATGAATTATTAAATATATTAATACCTTTATTTTCTTCAATAATTTCTAACTGTTTATATACTGTATAATTATATGTTATAAATATATATTTTTCTTTTAAAAATTTCTCATCACTACCACATACACCACAATATTCATTTATCCAACCTTGTCTTAAACTACCTGGTGTTAAAATATATACCTTGTCTACATTAAATTTGCCTTTTAATAAAGCATCACCTGTTATAATAGAACTACATGTTTTTCCAGAGCCTAATCTATGAAACAATAATAATCCTTTATATGGTGTCTTTAAAAACCAATCTTTAACATATTCTTGATGTTCTTGTGGTTGAAATTCTTTATGCCAAGTTTTACATTCAAAATTATTATAATATCCAAGTGGCATTATTAATAATAAAAAATATATTTTATTAATATTATTTTTAGTCTGTATAATACAATGTAATAGTTTAAACAAAGTTTTACATTCAAAATTAAAAATGTTAAACTTTTATTGTTTTTTTTGTATTTTTTGTATTTGATTTTATAGTTTTATTTGAAATTATTGGTTTTGTTATAATTTTATTAATATTTGTAGGTTCAATATATTTTTGTAAAGAAAAATTATCTTTTTTATCAAATATAATTCTATTTATTTTATGATTATATTGAGGAAGAACTTGTTCTGAGTTTAATGCATGAACTTGACTAATTTCATGTAAATCTTTTAAAATATCACCATTTATTTTATAATTTAATATTAAATCTCTTTGAAATTTAGTATTTTTCCAAGGACTATTATATAAATAATAATTTTTTAATTCTTCACTATATAATGAAGTTGAATATATTTTTTTTATATTATCCGACAACAATTTTAAAGATGGAATAAATGTACCAACGCTTGATATGATTGTCGTTGCTCCTAAAATTATTTTTATATCATCTTTTAAACTATTTTTATTATAAACAGAATTAGGATATATTTTTAATAATTTATCTATAACTGGATTTATCTTGTCCTCACATACAATAATAATTTTATTAAATTTATTATTATCTAATATGTTTGTATAATATGCTAATGGTGGTGGAGTATACCCCCCATGGGGGTTATTACTAAAAACATCACCGCTTCTAATATGAATAATAATATCATTTTCATCTATTTTTTTAAATTCATTCTGTTTTATAATAAATGCTTTCTTTAATAAATTATGTACTTTTTCTATATTTATTTCAAAAACTTCATTAGGTATATCTTTAAGCAGATGTCTATGATATAAATTACTTATATTATTTTCTATTTTTAATTTATTATTATTATTTTTAAAATATTCTTTGATTATATTTGTATTAAAAAAAGTATGTGGTGGTAATTGTATCTGTTCTTTATAATATAAAGCAATATGTATTGCGTTGCATATTTGAATAATATTATTACCTAATCTACCATACCAATTTTTTATAATTATCATTATATATATATAAACAAATTCATTTAATATTAATTCTTTTAATATTCTTTTATAAAAAATGGGAAAAGTTAGACAATTATAATTAAAGTTCTTACTATTTTTTTATATTTGCTATATATAATATTTACTGTATATGAAACATAACAGTTTTAAAGTTAATGTTAAAAAAGCTTACAATAATGTTAATATTACAGCAGGATTAACATTAGGAAACGCAAAAACAGATTTGTTTTTGGTATTAAAAAGGTTTAATGTTGTTAAACAAAAAACAAGTAATGCATTATTTATAAGTGATAATTTTGCCCTTAGTTTTTATCCACCACCAAATTCTATTGAACCTTATCTCGTTGGTCGTTCAGGATTTCGTGTCAGTAATAATTTATTAACAAATTATTATTCAATAGCATCATTTGACCCTAATAACCTTAAAGTTCGTAATAATATAGTAAACTTTTAATTTTCTTTGAGAAAATTAAAATCTACGACCTCCACCACAACATTCTTCTTTTGTTGATTCTACTGGACAAGGTAAATCTTCATCAATATAAAAAATTAAATTGTTTCCAGCCATTGCTTGGGAACCCATTCTTTGTTTATAAGCTCTAAACATATAATTTATAGCATCATCTACTTGTTCAGTAGGTGCTCCAATTGGTGTTAATCTACCATTAGAAACGCCCATTACAATATATTTCTTTTTATTATCTACAACAGCAGCACTTATAGCGACCATATTTAATTTATGACCATCACCATTTTTAACAGCAGCAATTAATTGTTCTGGATCAATATTAGTTGCTACTACAAGTTTATTAAATCCACTTGATAAAAAGTCTCCTGTTTCACTTATCTTTGCCATATCTTGACTTACAACAGCACGAAGTCTATGTAAGCATCCTTTTACCAATACATCTAAAAACATATTAGCATTATCTGGTTCGTTAGAATCGCCGCCAGGACATAATCCACATCCACCAGACATTACTCCTCTAAAAATTACGAAAAATAAGAATAATGCAATTACAACAACTAAAACTAATAATAATAAATTATTATTATCCATTAATTTAATACAATACTTTTTCTTGGAATTTTAAAAAAGTATTTAATATAAAGGTCTATCTTTATTTGGTGCCGAACATATACCATGACTACAAGCAGGACAACCTGGTGGACATTCATCATTTGTGGTACATGGCGAACCACATTTAGGCAAACAATCCATTTCTATTGTCGTTCCTAAACCTCTTCTTAATTGACATTTACAATAAGGTAAACATTGTCCAGGATTAGCATTACAACTTATTGTTGGGTCTCCACTTCCACAGTATGGATTTCTACATGTGCTCCAAGGCATTGGAACGCCTTTCCAATAGCCCCAACATTGACCCATATAACAAAAATTACCATTACCGCAATCTTCGTCTATATTACAAGGTTTGCCCATTATTAATTTTTTATTCAGGGCGATATTCATATTTTCTAAACTTTGTGTTTTCCAAAGGACTAAAATAACAATAACAATAATACAACCCAAGAATAAATATTTTGTTAATTCATTGTTCATTATAAATTTATAAAGATTTTATTTTTAGGGCTTACATGTCATTTTAACAAAAAAGTATTTTGTTATTATATAAATGGATTGTCCTTTTTATACGAATTTTTCACAAATACATGGCAGAGGATTATTTTCTAATCAATACTTTCCAGAAGGATCTATATTGTTTAAAGTTGTTGATAATAAAAATAATGTCACTGATTTAGGTAAATGGATAAATCATTCTTGGCAACCAAATATTATTTTACATAAAGAAAAAGATGGTTGGTATGCTGTATCTATTATGCCTATTTATCAAGGGATTGAAATTCTAGGAAATTATAAATGGACACCTGATCCATTAGAAAAACCAGATATTAATTGGTAATTTATCTTTTTTAGAAAAGATAAATTTAAACAGTCTGACCACGAAATCTAACATTTTGTAAAATTTGTTCTGGTGTTGCAGCAATTATACTATAATAGTTAGTCAATAAATCATTACTAACGCGGAATCCTAATGAACGAGGGGGTACATATGCTAAACTTGGATTAGGATTTGTTTCAGATAAAACAACAAGATTATTGGTAATACTAAGACCACTGCTTGATTGTTCTTTAACGGTAGGTCTTTTTCTTATATTTCTTAATTCTGGGAATGTAGCAAAATTACCTATGAAAAATTTTGCTGAAACAGTAAGATTATTGTAAATTTTACTTTTATTCACTCTAAAATTATTTACCATTATTATTACCAAACATTTTTTTTATTATTCTTTAAATCTTTTTAACTTTAAAGTTTGTTCGTAAAATAAAATATGAATTTTAAACCATATATATCAATAGATATTGAAACGAGCGGATTAAATATCCAAAAAAGTAAAGTATTAGAAATAGGTGCTGTATATGATGACGGAATTAAAAATATAAGTGATTTGGATGTTTATTCTGTTATTATTGATTGGCCTTTTTTAGATTGGGCAGAAATACCAGCACTTGTTTTAAATAAAGATTTATTAGTTGATATATACAACAAAAAAGGTAATTGTAAATCACCAAATGACGCTTTTCAAGGGTTGATTAATTTTATAGATAAATTTAAACAAAATACTAAAATACAAATAGCAGGAAAAAATGTAGGTTCTTTTGATATACCTATTCTTTTAAATAATATGTCCCCAGAGCAATCAATAAAGTTTAAAAGTATGATACAACACAGAACTATTGATGTGGGTTCTATTTATTTTCATAAATTTGGTTATAATGCGAGTTTAGATGAAATAAATAAATATATTGATTACAAGCCAGTATCACACAAAGCATTAGAGGATGCGATTAATGTTGTTTATGCTATTCGTAAAATTTTGTAGAATAAAGGTCGGTGTCGCTGTCTGTGTCTGTGTCGGTGTCTGTGTCAAATTGATGTTTAAATATGGAATTACAATCTAAGCATATTTTTAATGTATTAATATAACAATCAGAGCATATTTTTTTATTACAGAGAATACATTTTTTGAAAATTTTAATTTTTGGTTGTATATTTCTATGATTACAAATAATACATTTTTTAGTTATTATGGGAATGTATAAATTTTCTGGAAATTTAACTTTTTTCATAAAATATTTATTATTATTATTAATGAGTAATTTTAAGTTAAATGTAAGAAAAAATTATAATAATGTTAATTTAGCTGGTTATTTAACTAATGGCATTCAAAGATTTCCCGAGATAAAATATCTATAAAAGGTATTATAAAGCAAAAATCAAGCAGAACATTAGCAATTTCTGATAATTTTAAGGTAAGTTCTGTGCCTCCACCAAATTCTGTTGAACCTTATGTTGTTTTATCAGGATTTCGTGTTAGTAAAGATTTAATATCTAATATTTACTTATTATCAGTTGCTACGGCTGGTGAATTTGAAAATAATTTATTAATTCGTGGCAAACCAATTAATTTCTGATAATTTTATTTACTTTATATAATGGATTTTAATACTTTTATTATTGTATTAACAATTATAATATTGTTGTGCGTTCTTGTTTTAACTTGTGGTAAACCTGAAAATTTTGACCCAAATATGATTACAGGTGGAGATTTTCATATACAACCACCTGGTGCAATCGCAGATTCAGGTAGTTTTACTGACGATATGATGTCATATATGCAAGGTCAAGGACCTATATAAATTTTAAATCTTCTTTTAACAATAAAAAAAGAAAATTTAAAGAGAAAACACAAACAAACCACGAACTGTTAAATTTTTAAGAGTTAAATAATTTAATAAAAAGTCTTTTATAACAGCATTTCTTGTTTTACCTACTAAATAAGGTTCAAATCTTACTGGTGGTCCTGGTGGTGTTGATGATATTGAATTATTAGTTACAATAAGATCAGGTATGGTTTTTTGGGTGACTACATGAAACTTGCCATTACCTACTAATGTAATCTGTCTTGGTATAAAAATTCTACCGTTTGTGTATGTTCCTGTAATATTAGCATTATTACATATTTTACTTTTATTAACTTTAAAATTATTTAACATTTTATATTATGTATAAAGATTTTATAATATGTAATTTAATTTTATAATATCTGTTATAAAATCATTGCTTGGAAAATCAGCAATAATAATAGATATTTTATCTAGTTGTTGTCCATTTTTATTTAAAAATTTAGGTAATAATTCTTGTATATTCATTGATACTCCTTCTAGACCTTTGTGTGTTGAAAAAGGTTTCAAGAAACGAGATATAACATCATTAACTATATCATTGACACCAGCAGTAAGTGTAAAATCTAATATATTTAAATTAATATTACTTTTAACCATTTGATCTAATTTATTTTGTAAATAGTTTAATTTTTTTGTTGTATCAAGCGTTTCCATCCATCCACTATTTACAAATTCACTATTCCATATATAAGATTTATCATTATGATTACTATGATAATACATTAAAATTCTACCATTAGTTTTTAATATAGTTTCAAAAGTAGGAAAAATATTATTAGTAGGTTTTTTAATTAAATATTTCCCTAATTTATTGTATAAATAATTTAATAATAACTCTGTATTATCTGCTGTCATTGTTTGTCTGTTTTCCCAATCTCTATTTAATCTTAAAATTATAACCTCATTTGGTTGTTGTTGTAAAAACCTTAAAATATCATTTAATCCTAAATCTAATTCATAACAGATATATGTATGTGATATATAAAACTCATTATTAATAAAAGAAACGCGAATATCAAGATATCTAATTCCTTTTATTAATTGACCGTAAATACTATTATTTTGTGTAATAGTCCATTGGTTTGTAATATGTTTTACACAAGGAAAAAATCTATATTTCCATACTTTTTGAAAATTAGAATTATTTAAAACTGGTTGTATATTCCAATTTACTACATTTACACCACTATTATGTGTTCCTGGTAAAAATATATGATTTAAGGGTTTATTTTTAATAAAAGGATACATCTTAGTCATCCAATTTTGAGATTGTTCTATATTTATTTGAATGTTTTCCATTGTATTACTAAAATATTATTAAAATATTTTAATAATATTTTAGTAATATTTTAATAACTTGTATTATTACACATAATCCAATTTTTATTAGCATTTATAATACTTTTTTCTTTATGTAAAATATGATAAAATCTTAATAATTTTGTGGGAACATCAATAAACATAACTTGTTCAACTTTGTTTAAACTATCAATAGTATTTAAAAAATCTAAAAATACAGTATTCAAAGTGTTTAAACATATTTTATTATTATTAAAATCTTCAATATTTTTGTAAGCAAAAATTTTTAAAAATTCAATTAAAGGTACACTAGGACCATATTCTGTTAAAACTAATGTATTATTATTAACTTTATAAACTTGTTTGTCTTCATCATTAATTTTAATAGTGTATTTATTTGTATTGTATAAACTCGCAATTTTATCATAAATTAATTCCTGTAATTCTGTATTTAAAGGAAACTGTAATCTATCACTTAATAATACATTATGTATATCTTTTGAATCATAAAAATGATATATAGTTCCAAACCAGCAAACATCGTTTAATCCATATGAAATATAAACTTGTTCATCTTTTAAATAATCACCTCTTGCTATTAATAATTTATTAACATTATTAGAAGCAGCTAATTGCCCCTTTTTTGTAGAATGATTAAATAAATCTAGAATTGGATAAACTCCATCAAACCATCCTCTACAACTAACATTTAAAGCAATCCTTAACACCACATCTCTGTTTAAAGAACTATCTAAATTTAGAATTTGTTCAATATAATAATTAATGATTGTTTTATGTTGAATTATTTTAGTATATAAATAATTACTCATTTTTCCTATAAAATCAACTTCTTCGTCAGTTAAAAAATATGTCGCATATTTGGACATATCTTCTATTGTTGATAAATATTTAAAAATAGGCCAATAATTAGATTTTTCACCTAATGTATATTCTTTTGCATAAAAATAAATTTGTTTATATTCAGAATTAAAATTATCATATATTTTTTGTTTTTCTTCATCTTCAAATTTTAAAGTTTGTGGAAAACTTAAAGGAGCATTAGCAAGTATTTCTCCTTTGTTTATATCTTCTTTTGCATACATACCACCAATACCATTAACAGTTTTATATTCTAATTTGTCGTTTAATACAATAGAATATTTTTTGCCCCATTCAATCAGTTCTTGCATTAATAATTATACTAATGTTTTATTTTAAATTACATTATTTATATTTTATATAAAATTGATTATTATATTTTCTATAACAAAATACTTAAATAATACATACATAAATATGTTAATTTTTACAATCTTTACATTTTTCACAATTGTAAATGCTCAATCTTGTATGCCTCATTATTTAGAATGTTATAATAATTATACATTACCTGCTATTAATAATTCTACTCTCTTTTGTAATACATATTATAAAAACTATTCAAAATGTATTGCTCAATGTGATTATTCGCTTGAAATTAGAGATTGGCTTATTTCATTTTGTGCTGTTAAAAAATGTAATACTACTTTTTGTGAATTGAATGCACCACCAGCACCTCTTGTAAATCCAAATGAACAGTATAAGAAACAACATGATGTTATTTTATTTATTAGTATACTTGTTATTTCAAGTATATGCACATTAATATGGTGTATATTATATGTACAACCGTGTGTAATAACTATATATAATTCATATTGTGTTAAAAAAGAGTATATTAATTATGATGATGTCTTGTAAAAAAAGATTATTTGTTTTTAAAATAAATATATTTATTTAATAAATGTATTTATTAGTTTTAATAATAATTATTTTATGTATTATATTATTGTGTTTGAATGGTAAAGAAAGGTTAATTCAACCTTGGGAAATTGAAAAATGTAAATTAACATGTATTCAACAAGAACAAGAATTACCTTGGCAAGGAGGTCGTATACCGTGGAGAAACGCTGATATAGCAGAAAATGCGACATTTGATGTTGCAGGATGTTTGAGAAATTGTGAATTAGCTACATGGTATCCTTTTTAAATAATTAATAGTAAAGTATTATATAAAATAGTAACTATGATAAAAAAGAATATATATTATATAAAATAGTAACTTGGTAATTTTTAATAAATTGAATAATTAAAAAGTAATATATTATTCAATCATAGATATATTTATGAAGCGTTATATTTGTTCAAAATGTAATATTGAATTAAGTATTAAATATAAATCTGCTCATGAAAAAACTAAAAAACATTTATTAAATATATCTAATACAGAAGATTTCGGTATTAAATTTAATAATATAAATCTTGAAAAGAAATCTCCAAAGAAAACTAAAAAACTAGCAAAATTAGTAATGGACAATTATGATAATATAGATCCTAAAAATAATAAACAAATAATTATAGATAAATTTATGAAAAATGTAAAAGGAAAACAAATTTTATTTCAAAATAATAAACATTGTGGAACTGAAGGTCATTGGTTGGAAATACAAATGGGAATAAAACATAACTCTAATAATGAACCAGATATTTTTGGTTATGAAATGAAAAAAAATTCTTCAAAAATAACTTTTGGTGATTTTAGTGCAAGTGAATATTTATTTTCAAAAAAGAAGGAAATGATTGAAAATATGAATAATTGGGAAAAAGGTAAAAATAATATTACACGAGAAGATTATATAAAATATTTTGGAACACCAAATTCATTAAAAAATAATAGATATTCTTGGTCTGGAAGTTGTGTACCTACTTATGGAATATGGAATTATTGTGGACAAATGTTAAAATTTAATGATAACTTAGACCTATGCGTGTATTATTCATTTGAAAATGATACACGAGAATATAAAAATGCCTATCCAAAATTTATTCAGAATGATATAATAATAGCAATATGGAGAAAAAATAAATTAGAACAACATATTAATCAAAAATTTAATAAAAAAGGTTTCTTTATATGTAAAAAAATAAATAATACATATCAAAAAATTTGTTTTGGTAAACCATTTGACTTTAATTATTTTGTTGATAATATAAAAAATAAAAATATAATATTTGATAGTGGTATGTATCAGGGAAATTCAAGAAATTATTCTCAATTTAGAAGTTCAGCAAATAATTTTTGGAATATTTTAATTACTGAAGAATATTAGATATATATTTTCCAAGATGATAAGCAAATTTACACGCAACCGCATTTCCTATTTGTATAATAATATCTTTTTTTGAACCTTCTAAAATATAATCATCAGGAAAACTTTGAATTCTTTTAAGTTCTTGTATAGTTAATCTTCTTATTTCCTTATCATTGTATTTAACAAGGGCATCATAACCATCTTTCCAATATCTTGCAGGAATTGTATAAGATGGTTTGTCAAAATCCAAAAATTGTGCTCCAAAACCAGTTCCGTTTTCTTTTGCTTTCTTTTTTTTATTTTGAATACCCGATAATGCCTTATCGCTTAAATAATAACTTAAATCTATTTCATTTTTTGGTAATAAAATATTTTTTACAGGTATTCTATTTTTGACATCTAATATTGGTTTAGGTTCAGTTGGTATAGTATTTAAATCTTTTCGTATTCCAATTATAATTGTTCGTCTCCTATTTTGTGGTACTTCAAAATCACTAGCATATAGTTTTGTTACAATACAATTATAATTTGTATTTAGTTGTGATAAAATAATATCAATTACTTTTTCATTTTTATGTGTTTTCATAGATAAAATACCTATAACATTTTCCATTATAAATGCTTTTGGATTAAAATAATTTATATATTTAACATATTCCATAAATAACGAATTACGAGGGTCTTTAGTATCTCTTTTTCCTGCAATACTAAACCCTTGACATGGTGGTCCTCCTACTATTAAATCAACTTTGGTTCTTTCTTTATTATAGATATCATTAAATTTTTCGGGTGGTAATTTTGTTAAATCTTCACATATTGCTTGATGATTAAAGTTTTTTTTATAACTATTAATTGCTGTATCCCAAATATCAATCCCAGCAATAATATTTAATCCAGCATCTGTTAATCCTTTGCTCATCCCACCACAACCACAAAATAAATCTATTACATTTATTGTATTAGGATTATTTTTATGAATAATCACAGATTTTTCAATATAATCATTATTTTTATTGATAATTTCTATTAATTTACTCTTGTTTTTAGATTTACATTTTGTGATTCCAAGTTCTTCACATTTCGCCAAAAGTTCTAATTTTGTTAATTTCGTTAAATCCATTTTATTACAATTATTATAAATTATATTATTTAATTCAATTTTTTTATTAACCAATCAAAAAGAAATTCTGTTGAACTATATCTTTTAACAAAAGATATAGTTATAATATAATACTTCAAACAAACCTTGTATAAAAACAAGTATTTATATTTATAAATAATTGTTTATGTATACATTTATTGAAGTATGTGCTGGTGCTGGTGGTTTATCAAATGGTTTAATTAAAGCAGGTTTTCAAGCATTGCTATTAAACGACAATAATAAAGATTGTTGTGCTACATTATCAAAAAATCATCCTAATGTTAAAATTATTTTAGGTTCAATGGATAAAATAGATTGGACGAAATACATTAATTTAAATGTTGATTTATTAACAGGAGGAGTTCCCTGTCAATCTTTTTCACAAGCAGGTTTAAGAAAAGGATTAGATGACCCAAGAGGTGATTTAATGATAAAATTTATTGAAATTGTAAATTTAATAAAACCCAAAGTATTTATGATTGAAAATGTTAAAGGATTAATTACACATAATAATGGAAAAACTATAAATGAACTTGTAAATTTAATGAAATCATCTGGATTATACAAAGTGTATTACAAGTGTTTGAATGCTAATAAATTTAATGTTCCACAAAAAAGAGAAAGAGTATTTATTGTAGGAGTTTTAAAGACATTTAAGAACGATTTTGAATTTCCAAAAGAAGAAGGTAGTCCAGTATTAAGAGATGTATTATATAATGTTCCCCAATCAGAGGGCGCGAAATATCCTGATAATAAAGTTAAATTATTTAAAATGATCCCACAGGGAGGATGTTGGATTAATTTACCAGAAAAATTACAAAAAGACTATTTAGGAAACAGTTATTATTCAGGAGGTGGTAAAAGAGGTATTTTATACAGACTTTCAATGGATAAACCATCTTTAACATTATTATGTACACCTTCACAAAAACAAACTGAACGCTGTCATCCATTAGAAGAAAGACCATTAACAATTAGAGAATATGCTAGAATTCAAACATTTGATGATGATTATGAATTTATTGGTAGTTTATCTTCAAAGTATAAACAAATAGGAAATGCTGTTCCACCATTATTGGCTTATGCAGTAGCTAAGGAGATTATATGTTTTTTAGACAAAAATTTGTAAAATTTATATCATTAATTTTAATTAATGATATTTTATAACCTTATTTTCTTGTATTTTTTTGTTATAATATTTAGTTTGTTCTTATGGCTTTTTTAAGGTATAAAAATTGATTATTTATTTAAAATAATATTATAATATTAATACAGAAAAAGACGAATGAACATTGAAGAAAAAAAAAGAAAATAAAGTTATAAAAAAATCTTATAAACAACTTTATACAAATGAGAGAAAAAATAGATTAGAACTTGAAAATAAATTAAAAGAATTAGAATTAGAACTAGAAAAATTAACATTGGATAAATCCTATATAACAAATGATAAATCAGAACATATATTATATAAAGATAATATCAATGAAAGGCAATGTACGAATGATCAAGAATTTTGGAAATTATTGATATCTCAAGATAAAGAATTAAATGAATTTCAAAGGAAGATTGAATATTTATTATTAGAATTTGGAACAAAAGAACCTTGTAATAGATTTGATATTGGTAATAGTATTGAATATTGTTTGATTGATGTAATAGAATCTACTGGTTTAAAACTTATAGCATTACCAAATGCTAAAAGATTTGATATATCTGTATGTAACTATAAAAAACTTTCTATAAAATATAGTAGTTGTGGTGATATAACTTTACATAATTCAAATAGTTGTATAAATAAAGATTTAGAAATGAAAGATACAATTTTATTAACTCCAGACAAGTTATATTTAATTACAAACAATGAGTTAAACAAGCATAATATAAATATTAAAGATTATATACAAAATAATGGTGATAGTCTTAAATTAAAAAGAAAAATATTAAAAGAACTAGAAAAAATAAAATATCCTTATATTTATGGTTTAATAATTAAATATAATAAAAAAGAATGTAAAAATAGATTATGTAGTAAAATATTTTATGACCAATTTATTAAAGAATATAAATTATCAAATAAATAAAGGTTCATTATTTATTAAAAATCTAGCACATCTTTCAATCATTTTAACATTTACAGCATTTCCAAATTGACTATAGGCTATTTTATCATTTATATGAATTTTATAGTCTTCTGGAAATGACTGAAGTCTAGCACACTCTCTTGGTGTCAAATATCTTGATTTTGGTCCATAAATAGGTATCATAGATGTCATTGCTACTAATGTAGGACAATAGTTTATATTTTTAATTCTTATACCAGAACCTCGAGGACTCCAAAGAACTTGATACATATTTAAATTATCAGAATCAGTTTGCCATTCCATCTTTCTTACAGCACCTATCCATAAATTTATTTTTCTAGATTCAACAAGCCATGGTTTTAATACTGTTATATTTTTTGTGTAGAATTCTCTGTTTTTATCAATCCAATCTTTGTATTTTTCATAGAAATCATCTTGTTGCTTTTTAATTTTATGTTCGTTTTCTTCTTTACTTAATTTTTTATTACATTTTGTAATAGTAGTATTATTCCCATTACTATCCCACCAATCAGTCCATATTGGAAATCTTGGTATATTTATATTATTTTGATTACAAATATGTAAAAAGTTACTCCAAACTGTTTCTGTATCTTTAAGTTTTCCTGTTATATTATATTTTGTATCAACGGATTCATCCATAATGTCTTCTAAAGATGTCTTTTTAATATTATTTTTGGAAATTATAGGTAATTTTGGTAAATTACCTAAATCCTTTCTTTTACACATTATAACTACACGTTCTCTAGATTGTGGTACGCCAAAATAAAGAGTATTTAATATAACAGTTTTTTCATATGTATAATAATTTAACTCATCTATTTTTGTCTTAATAACATTCCAAGTATTACCATTATCATGGGATGCCAAATTTCTAACATTTTCTAAAATTAAATATTTAGGTTTATGATATTGTATTATATTACAGATATCAAAAAATATGTTTCCTCGGCTATCTTTAAAACCTTTTTGTTCACCAGCCTTTGAAAATGGTTGGCAGGGAAATCCAGCACATAATATATCAAATTTCGGAATATTATTAATATCAATTTTAGTTAAATCGCCTAATGGTTTTATTTTATGATTTATTTCGTAATTCTTTCTACATTCTTCATTTATATCACAAGCTATAACGCATTCATAACCGATATTTTTTAAAGCATAATGAAATCCGCCAATACCACAACACAAGTCAATAAATTTTAATTTAAAATCATTTATTGTGTTTTGGTTATTTTCCATAACTGTATCATTTATGTTTTTAACTATATCTAAGTCTTCTCCATTCGCATTAATTTTACAAGGTGTTTTACGTCTACTATGAGAATCATAGTTTGATTTTCTCAAAAATTCTTTTCCACATTGTTCACAAATATATTTCACCATCTTAGTTATAATAATATATAACTATATTTATTTTAATCAATTTTTTTATTAGTATATGTTTTTTAGACAAAAATTTGTAAAAATTGATATAATATTCATTTTTATAAAAAAATAAAAATGAATATATTACATGATATTGCCAAAAGTGGTGATATAGATTTGTTGTTTGTTTATATATGTCAAGATTTTGATACAGAAATAATAGATGAATTTGGTAAAAAATTTTATGAATATCTTGAAAAATATCAATTAGAAAAGTTAATTTTTTTATATAATGCTTTCGTTAAAAAAAAAGTTTTTCCAAATATTATTCCTGAAAACTTTAATTTTTACTATACAAATGGATTTGTTTCAAAAAATAAACATATGATTGAACTAATATGGACTTATGACCTTGGAACACAATTATTAGAACAAATTTTACATTCTGGTTTTAATTTTGACCTTTTAAATGGAAAATACATTCCAGACAAATATAATAAAGTATTATTAGAATGGGGTAAATGGGATGGACATTTTACCCATTCTATTTACAGTAGTAATTTATGGACAGAAGAAATACTCAATAAACAATTAAAAGTTAAACTTGTTGATAATGTTAAATTAAATATACCAAAGATTGTTTGTATTTCTGACACGCATATGAAACATAATAACACTATGCTTGAAACAGGAGATATATTAATATGTTGCGGTGATATAACAACCTATAATAATAAAGATTATATGCCGTTTATAAAATGGATGTCAAGTATGGATTTCAAGTATAAAATTGTTATTGCTGGTAATCATGACAAATCAATAGAACAGGATAGTAAAAAAATGTTTAATAAATGTAAAAAATACGGTATTATTTATTTACAAGATTCTGGTGTTATGATTGATGGTTTAAAATTTTGGGGAACTCCTTGGACGCCAAAAAGAAAGAAAAATAATAACGATGCCTTTACTCTATCTAGAAATAAATTAATAGATAAATGGAATCTAATCCCCAATGATACTAATATTTTAATAACTCATTGTCCGCCTATGGGTATAGGAGATAATAATACAAAAATATACACAACTGTAAAGGATATATTTGGTGATTATACATTATTAAAAACAATAAACAGATTATCTAATTTAAAATTACATTTATTTGGGCATTCTCATTATGGGAGAGGAAAATATTATGGTAGTTTTGAAGATAAAAAAGGTGTATATTTTATTAACTGTGCTGTTGCTGAGTATAATTGTTGTTATACAACTTTAAAAATCTGATTATCTAAAAAAGAAATCTTTTAATATATAGAGAATAAATGAATACTCAATTTAAAATAGAACCTATTACAAGTTATGGAATTATACTTTTTTATGTGGATGAAAAAGACCAAATATGGTATTTAATATCACAAAGAAGGGACACTATTGAATACACTGAATTATTGCGTGGAAGATATAATAATTCAATATTAGAAATATATTTTACATTAATGACAAATGATGAAAGAGATAGATTACAAAAATATTGCTTTGATGATTTATGGAATGATTTATGGATAAATCATGAACATCAATATTTTAGAGAAGCAAAAGTAAGGGCAAAAATAAAATTTGAGGAAAATTATGATTTGATAAAGAAATATTTGGAAACGACGGTATCATGTAAAAAAGAGCCTAATTGGGGAATACCAAAAGGAAAGCGTAATTTTAAAGAAACAGAATTACAATGTGCATTTAGGGAGTTTAAGGAAGAAACAAAATTAAATATTGAATATACAAATTTATTAAGTTTATCTCCTAGTCGTGAAGTTTTTAAAGGTAGTAATGGTAAAATATACAGCACTATATACTATATTGCTCGTATAGACACAAAACTGCCTATACAAAAGATAAAAACGAATGGTATTCGTACAGAAACGGTGTCAGAGGAGGTTTCAAATCTTAAATGGTGTACTTTAAATGATGCATTATTATTATTACCTACATGGAATCAAAAAGTTTTAGTAGAATCAGAAATAAAAATTAGAAAATATCTATTAAATTCTTGATAAATATATATTTATCAAGTTTTCGTTGTATTTATTGTATAAAATTAAAAATAATATTAGGAATATTTTATTTATTATTATTAATTATCATATATGAAATCTGTATTTGAAAATATTTTAAGAAAGTACAACATTGAAGATATTAGACTTGTTGCTGACAAATTTGGTATAGATACATCATCCAATATTGATACAACTATTAATGAATTATGTGATAAATTTATGAAGATTTATGAAAAAGGTAATATGCCAAATTTTAATTACAGTTTAACCTTATTGGATGTTTGGATGATTAGATTTATGTGGAATGCAAATCAACAAGAACATAGATTATTACCAAAACAAAAATTAATGATTGAAAATTTACTAGAATCTTATCGTAAATATGTCCAAAATGGTGAGAAAAATGAAGCAGAAATGACAAACAAAATTAGAGAATATATATTGTATGTAAAAAGTTTAAAACAACAAACATTCATTTACGAAGGAGGGAAACGATTAAGGGTAAATATGAATAGCGGTAAAGAAGAGGAAGGAGAAGAAGATGAATGGTATGATGCACAGGGATTAGAATTAAGTGAAGAAGATAAAAAATTGCCAGAAATGGATACTTCTAAATCACCATTTGAAATTTGGTTCACAACTGTGTTTCAAACTATAAAAGAAAATCCTGGTTTAACAGAGCCACAAGTTTTAGAATTAATAAGAAAACAAAATGAAGGTGTTCCTCTTAAAAAACCAGATTTTGGAAATGGTGATTTAACAAAGGAAGACAGAAAGTTTATTAATGACCGTTTAGAAGAAAGAAGAAGACAACGCATAAGAGAAAGAGAAGAATTATTTAAAAGACGAGACACAGGTATGGAACAAAGAGAAAGAGACACAGGTATGGAAAGTAGAGAAAGAGACACAGGTAGAGGTACAAAACAAGTACAAGTCCAAGTTAAAAAAGACACGATGGAACGAGACGAAACATTTCAAAGAATGATAAGAGATCAGCAACAAGCAACAACAGCACTTGCTGAAAGGGTTAATGAAATGTTTGAATTGTTGCAAAAACAAGGTATGACTAATGGTAATGGCGAACCTGCTTTATTACAAGTTAAAAAAATGACAAAAGAAATGGCTGAAAAGATGACAGATGTTCATAATGAAACAATTGGAAAACAGGGTATAACTGATGTTTCTTGGAAAAATATACCACAATGGCTTAAATTACAATTTGCAAAGGGTATTAAAAATGGTATATTATCAATTGCTAAATTACCTATTAATTTTACAAATTTAGTTATTACAAAATTTATTTATAATCCATTAGTAAGAGTATATAAATTTGTTGATTCAGGAATAGAATTAGTATGGGGTTTTGTTTTAGTTTTTGCTATAATAGGAGGAGTTGTGTACATTTATCATACTAGTGATATGAGTATTATACATAATATGATAAATAATCCAATATTAAAAGCAACAGTGGATTGGACGACATTTCCTGTTAGATGGGGTTTAGATAAATTTAATGAAACAGTTGTTGTTGTATTATGGGAATATTTACAATCATTAACATCAATATTATATAATTATATGGCATATATTTTATGTACAATGCTAAAATCAATTATGCCTAGTGGTTATGCGTTTAGTTGGCTTGAATTAGATTGTAATAAATTTATAACACAACAAGGATTAACATTATAAAAATTTGATTTTTATACTGACATAAAAATCAATATAAAAATCAATATAAAATGATAGTTATAGGACTATATATTATCAATATTGGATTATGGATTTATACATACATTTATCCAACTACATTTGTGGGTAAATATTATAATGCTATTATTATTAGACCGATAAAACTTGCTATTAATTATCAATGGATGATATGTAAAAATTTTTTCAATAGTATTTTAAATAAATTAAATAACTTTTTTTAATTTATATGCATATAATCTCCAACACGCACAGCCGATGGCATAGCAGCAGATCTTAAACCTCTTAAACCACCTCCTACATCATCACCAAAAAATGAACTGACATCACCTAAATCACTATTATTAGATCTAGGTTTAAAAATCAAATATAATAAAATAATAATAACAAATAACATAGCAACTCCACCAGATATACCTATTATTAAATTTCTGCGTTTCTTTTTTTCTTGTTCATTGTTCATTATTAATTTATTTTAAATATTTTATTAATAATTTTTTAAAGTTTTCTTGATTTAATATAATGAGTTTTCAAGCATATAAAGATCAAATGGCTCAAGATAGAGGTTGGCAAGATAAATACTTAGAGAGCGTTCCTCTCGACACTGGTTTAACATCTCCACAAGGATATAATATATATCCTGATCCAGTTCCTCCTTACATTTTAACAGCTACTTTAAATGACCCAAGTCAATTTGCTCCATTATACACAAATCCAGCAGCAAGTTTATACGCACAGGGTAGTGTAAATCGTGTGTTATTATCAGCAGGAAGCCCTGCTTGTGGTGGATGTTTTGCTGGTGTAAACAAACCAGACCCTCGTTTAAGAATGGTTAAACCTTTATACGATCCATCAGTATTCTTACCAGCACCAGGACAACAATTACCAACAAGTTACAATAGTGTTGGAATGTATTAAATATTTCAAGTTTTAAAAACTTTAAATATAAAAGTTAAAATAAAAAAAAGTTAAAATAAAGTTAAAATATAATAATATGAATATTTTAATTACAGGAGGATGTGGATTTATAGGTTCTAATTTTATAAACTATATAATTGATAAATACCCAGATTATAATTTTGTAAATGTAGATGCTATGTATTATTGTGCTTCACATACAAATATTAAAGAAAACATTAAAAATGCTGAAAATTATAAATTTATAGAAGGTAATATAAACGATATTAGTTTAATAAAACATATATTAAAAAATGAACATATTACCCATATTATTCATTTCGCAGCACAATCACATGTAGATACATCATTTGAAAATTCATTACAATACACTTTTGATAATGTTAATGGAACACATATACTTTTAGAATCAGTAAGACAAGTAAATAAAGACATTATATTTTTACATTTTAGCACAGACGAAGTATATGGAGAATCAAAAGATACAACCCCAAAACACGAAATGTCTATTCTTTGTCCAACAAATCCATATTCAGCATCAAAAGCCGCAGCAGAAATGTATGTAAATGCTTATAATTATTCTTATGGTATAAAAACAATTATTACAAGAGGTAATAATGTATATGGACCAAATCAATATCCCGAAAAGTTAATACCAAAGTTTATTAACTTATTAAAACAGGGTAAAAAATGTACAATACACGGAGATGGAAGTTCTTTGCGTTCATTTATACATGTTTATGATGTATGCACTGCGGTTGATTTAATTTTACATAAAGGAGTTATTGGTGAAATATATAATATAGGTAGTGAAAGTGAAAATGAATTATCTGTATTAGAAATTACAAAAATTTTAATTAAAGGTATACACAATAGTCAAGACAATTTTGATAAATACCTAGAATTTATACAAGATAGACCTTTCAATGACAAAAGATATTTTATTAGTAATGATAAAATAAAAGCATTAGGTTGGAAACAAGTTATAAATATATATAATGGTATAAATAATTTAATTACTGATTGTCCTATACATTAACATAGATTTTTGTAAATATTTTCATTATATTCTTGTAAATAGTGGTTAATATTTGAATTATGCATTGATTTCAGTTTTGCTTCTAGATGGCTTGCAATCCAAAATTCTACTGCTGGAAAATTTCTAACATCACTATATTCATCCAAAACAAACATACTTTTTTCACAATCATAATGATATTTTTGTTTTCCTAATCTATCTTTATTCTTATCTAAATATTTACCGTTTGCCCACCAAAAATTACCTGAAAAATGTGTAGGCGTTTCATTATTAGATGTTTGTAAAATTAAATTACAACCAACTATATCAACATTTTCTAATTCTTTTATACAATCTTCATATCTATCTATCAAAAAATATTCCATCATTTCTCTCCAATCACGAATTTTTTTGTTATTACCGTGTTTAATCCCTTTTGTATGTATATATAATACATTAGAATTAGTATCTAATTGATTATTTATTAAATATTTAACTGTAATAAATTCTGATTCATATGCTTTGTCAGAAAGATATTTAACATCTATTTTATCGCTATTAAAACATTCCAAAGGTGTAAATTTTTCACCAATAATTCCAATATAAATTTTACGACATCTATTATAAAGTAAGCTATTTCTAATACGAATTAATTGTTCATTTAATATTTCCATACCTTTTTCTACTGAACAAGCGTGTATCCATATATCAATAGGTGTATTTTCAACTGACATAATTATATTTTTGACAATTGGAAAAATATTAAAGTTATATAATATTCTTTTCTTTTCTTGTCTTATTTTATCTATTCTTAAAGTCCATTCATCATTATCAATAGCCGCTTTAATTATTTGATAATTTTTTTCATGATCACTGGGATCTAATAATATATAACAAGCTGGATTTATATAATCTGATATATTATGACACCCCCAATAAAATACAACACACTCTGATAATATACTATCCCATATTTTTTCAGTTATAAAATTATATTCATCATTATTTTCAGCGTGTAGATAATATTTATAAGGTAAAATACATTTATTTTTATTACCAATTTCATGTGGTCCTTTATATCCTTTAAAATTGAATTTATTATCATACCCATAAATATGAACATCATAATTTTTTGTTTCTAAATATTTTAATAAATCTATACGAGTAATATGACCAGGATCAAAATATTTACTTGTTGTAACAGTGCTTAATGATGGATAAGACTGTGTTTTTTCTATTTTTTCGGTTTCTAGTTGTTTCATTGTTTTAACAATTTCCCAATGTAAAAGATTTGGATATGTTCTATGATTTCTTACATGCATAAAAAAATTTGGATCAGGTTTTGACCAAAATCCCCAAGTTTTTACACCCCAATTTTGATTAGGATTATAACACCAAGGCTCTAATTGTATAACAATCGTTTTCTTTGGAATAATATTACACTGTTCATAAGGTTTATTAAATATAATATAATAATCAATGTCCTCATCATCAGCAACCATTCTAATATTATCAGTTTGACATAATTCTGGTTTTAAACTCATTTTAGAGAGCCAATTATTAATTAATCCCTGAGAAGTATCCCAATTAGATATAACTTTAATTTTATACAAATCTTTGGAGGTCATTTATACAAATTATATGTATGTTTTAAATACAAAAGTATATAAATCATAAAATTGTTTTTTATTTGTATATTATATTTATTTTTATTTGTATTTATATAAATGACTTTATATGAAAAAATAAATAGTCTTTCTGAAAAGTTTTTATATAAAATTGCTGAAAATTATAAAATTAAATTTGAAGATGACACTAAAACATGTATGTATCTTTTTAAAAAAGGAAATAACGCTGGAAAATATTGCACATCAAAGCCAACTGAAAATGGATATTGTGGCAAACACCAATGTAAAGAAAGTGCTATAATAGATAGTATTAATGGCGATTCTAATATTAGTCCTAAAAAAACGACTAAAACGACCAAAGCAGAAATAGATATTATAAATTGGTTTAATACAGCAATTCCTAGTAAAACTGTACATTTAAAAAAATGTTCAAAAGGTTTAATAAATGAGGATACTGAATTTATATTTACAAGAGTAGAAAGAAACAATAATAAAACAGATTATATTGTAATTGGAAAGAAAAATGGTGAAAAAATTTCTAAATTAAATACAGCAGATATAGAAATTTGTGAGAATAACGGATGGAAATTTGACACCACTTGTATTGAAGATGAAACTGAATGTAGTGATGAAGATTAATTACCATTTAAAGCATTTATATAAAATATATAAATGCTTATTTTAGTTTTAGGTCATAAAGGATGGATTGGTTCCAAAATGTGTCGTTTATTAACAGAATTTGGTATAAATTACACTACTACTGATATAAGGCCAAACAATAAAGAAGAATTTGAAAAAGAATTACAGCGAATAAAGCCTACTAATGTAATTAGTTTCATTGGTAGAACACACGGTGTTATTGGAGATAAGAAATATACCACAATAGATTATTTGGAACAAAAGGGAAAATTATATGAAAATGTTCGTGATAATTTATTTTCCCCAATAGTTGTTGCTGTTTTATGTAAAAAGTATAATATACATTACACTTATTTAGGAACAGGTTGTATATTTAGTTATGACGACAATCATTTGTATGGAAACGAAAAAACAGGATTTTGTGAGAATGATAAACCTAATTTCTTTGGTTCTAGTTATTCTGTTGTTAAAGGTTATACTGATGAATTAATGCACTTATTAGAAGATAGTGTTTTAAATTTAAGAATAAGAATGCCTATTACATCAATAGATGAACCTCGTAATTTTATTACAAAAATTAAAACTTATGAATATGTATGTTCTATACCTAATTCTATGACAGTAATAGATGAATTATTACCTTATGTAATTGATATGATGAAAAATAATTTAACAGGAACTATTAATTTAACTAATCCAGGTTTAATTACACATAATGAGATATTGGAAATGTATAAAAAATATGTAGATCCAACTTTCACGTGGAAAAACTTTACAATTGAACAACAAGATAAAATATTAGATTCACAAAGATCTAATAATTGTTTAGATACACAAAAATTAGAAAAATTATATCCAGATATTAAAAATATACACGATAGTGTTAAAAATGTTTTACTAAATTGGACAACTTGTTAAACTTTTATTGTTTTTGGTTTTATCGTTTTATTTTGTTTTGGTGTATTTGGTTTTATCGTTTTATTTTGTTTTGATGTATTTTGTTTATCTGTATTTTGTTTTGGTGTATTCGGTTTTATCGTTTTATTTGGTTTTGGTGTATTTGGTTTTATCGTTTTATTTGGTTTTGGTGTATTTGGTTTTATCGTTTTATTTGAAAATATTGGTTTTATCGTTTTATTTGAAAATATTGGTTTTATCGTTTTATTTTGTTTTTCTGTATTTGGTTCAATATATTTTTGTAAAGAAAAATTATCATTATTTCTTCCATCACATCTAATTCTATTAAATACAAATGGTATTCTATTTACTTTTATTTTATGGTTATGAATATATTCACCAAGAACTTGTTCTGAGCTTAATGGTTGAACTTTACTAATTTCATATAAATCTTTAAAAATACCACCATATATTTTATATGTATTCATATTACATATAGAAAATCTATCATTAAAATTATATTTACCATACAAATGAAAGTTTGGTATACAAATTGTGCTATTATTAACAGATTTAAAATAATCTATATTTAACTTATTTATATATTCAACATCTGGCCTCATAAATAATACATAATCATAATTAATTTGGGTTTTTTCTATCATATTTATTAATTTGTATTTAGAATATTGAGCAAGTATAAAATTATCCACAGAATTATATCCTGTATTCCATGGATCTTTATGAGTTCTGTATTTTTCTATTTGTATTTCTTTTTTTATTTCATCTTGATCATCTATTTGTAAATAATCATAATTTAATAATTTATATTCATCATTATCAACATTGTCTAATTTTTCACGAGCACGATAATTATAATAATTATTTAATTTAAATGTATGTATATAAATATCATATTTTATATCATTATTTTTTAATACATCCAATATATTAGTATTTATACTATTAATAGTATATTTTAAACTTCTTGTAATACCAAAAAATGCTATACACACTTTCATTATTTATTTACACATTATTTTATTTTACACATTATTTTACACATTAAAAACAACGACTAATAATACTGTAATACTATACATTACTGCTACGGCAGATGTTGTTACTAAATGTTTTAAAAATTTGTATTCATTCTTTCTTTCATTTTCTACATTTCTGTAATTTTCTACATTTCTTTCATTTCTGTAATTTTCTACATTTCTTTCATTTCTGTAATTTTCTACATTTCTTTCATTTTCTTTATTTCTTTCATTTATGTAATTTTCTACATTTCTTTCATTTATGTAATTTTCTTTATTTTCTACATTTTTCATTATAAATGTTAAATTTATTTGTTTTTAGAAAATTGATTATTTTTATTATTTTAATCAAAATTATAACTTGATTAAAATATGTCCAGAATTAACTGGGATGATGAACCAAAAGAAAGCGATATTCCTCGTTCTTTAACCCTAGAAGAAATTGATAGTATTATATCTAATTTAAAATTTAATAATGAGCATACTATTATTCAAGACAATTTGATTAATATACATCGTGAAAAAACAACTCAAAAACTCAAAACTATTAAAATAAAAGCCTCTAAAATTCAACAATTAAGACAAACAATCATTGAACAATTTTTTAAATCTATGATTGCTACTGGTGAAGCAGTCGGTATTAATGCTGCACAATGTATTGGAGAACCTACAACACAATTAACTTTAAACTCTGTTGCTCCCTATGAAGAAATATTTATTAATATTAATGGTAATGTTATGTTAGTTAAAATAGGTGAATGGATTGATAAATTACTAGACGAAAATAGTGATAAAATAGTTTTTATTCCAGAAAATAGAACAGAATATTTAGAATTAAGTGAAAATGTTAAAATTCTATCTCCTGATGAAAATGGTATTATTAAATGGGATATTGTATCCGCGATTACTAGACATTTACCAGTTGGTAATTTAGTAAAAGTTAGAACATCTTATGGTAGAACAGCAACTGTCACTAAACATAAATCACTACTCATTTGGGACGGTAATATAATTACAGAAAAGAACGCAGATGATATTAAAATTGGAGATTTAGTTCCTATTATTTATAAAATTCAAGAAAAAGCAGACATTAAAGCATTTAATTCACCTTATGGAGAATTATACGGTTTATATTATTGTTATGGTAGTTTTTTGGACGACAATATTATTTTTAATGGGTCATTTAATATTTTAAAGCGTATTCGTGATGTGTGTGGTTATTATAACATTGATTATGAAATTAAAAATTCAAGTATTTGTATTAAAAAGCAACAATGGCCAATATTTACAACCACAGATACAATTCCTGAATGCGTATTTAGAGCAACACATACTTTTATTTCAGGGTTTTTAAAGGCTATTTTTTCAAAATATGGTATTGTGAATTATAACAAGGAATTTTCATTAGTTTTAACTTCAAATTCAAATGAATTAATTAAAACATATAAATTTTTACTTTATTATTTTGGTATTTTTTGTGAATTTACATATGAAAATGACATTTACACTTTATCCATTTACAAGGATAATTGTCATAAATTTATTACATATATAGGAAGTAGTGATATTAAACAAACAATACAGATGCAACAATACAACTCAATGATTGAACTAAATAATAATGATTTAAGAGTATTTGGTGATGTTGTATTAGATCCAATTATTTCTGTTCAAGATGTAAAACCAACACAATTTGTTTATGACCTGACAGTTTCTAGAACCAAAAATTTTAGTCTTTCAAATGGTATATGTGTAAGAGATACTTTTCATTCAACAGGTATTAGTGCAAAAAATGTAACACTTGGTTTTCCTCGTGCAAGAGAACTTTTTAATGCAACAAAATCACAATCTAATCCTTCATGTACTATTTATTTTATGAAAGATAATGATACACCTGAAAAATTACATAAATATACTGATAAAATGCCTGAATTTATAATTGATCAACTACTAGTTAAAAATGGATATAAAGTTTATAATCCAGAAGAATTTGAATTAAAAAATTGGCATTTTGTTTGGTACAAGTTAAACAATAAGACTGCTGAATTAACAGAAGATGAATGGATATTACGACTTGAATTTAATTTAGAAAAGTTGTATGAAAATAACTTGACAGTAGCAGAAATAGCAAAAAAATTAGAAACAAATTATACAGATATGTATTGTATTCCATCACCTCTTAATTTAGGATTGATAGACATTGTAGTAAATTGCATTGAAATCAATCCACCTGATAAATCTTTTGAAACAGAAGACATATATACGGCTAGAACATTTTATATGAATAATATTATATCTCCAAAAATTAGAGGATTACAATGTTGCGGTATTCAAGGAATATCTAAAATTTATTATAGATATGCCGATGTTGATGAAACTTTTGGTGGTTTTAAATTAAAAGAACATATTGCCGATAGATTAAAAACAAAGAAAGAATGGATTGCAGAAACCGATGGAACTAATTTAGAAGAAATTTTATGCTTACCAGGAATTGACCCATACAGAACAATGTCAAATGATATGTGGGAAATATGTAATATATTAGGTATTGAAGCAGCCCGTAGATATTTATTTTTAGAATTCATGAATATTGCAAAGAACGGTGGTATTAGTATTAACCCAGTTCATTTTGAAATTTTGGTTAGTAAAATGACATACACAGGTGCTATTCGTGCTATTACTCGTTTTGGTGTAGAAACATTACAATATGGACCTATCGCAAGAGCAACATTTGAAGAAGTTATGAGTCAACTTGTCACATCATCCGTATTTTCGGAAACAGATCATCTTAATGGTATAAGTTCTAATATTGTTCTTGGAACGCGTATTAATGCTGGTACAGGAATTGTAAATTTAGATACTATACCTTTAAGAGTGGTTAAAGAAAAAACAGAGAATTAATTTTTCTTATTAAATTTACTTTTTTTTGCGAAAAAAGTAAATTAATTATCATCATCTGATGATTCCCAATTATCACTATGGAATTTTGTATCAAAATCCCAAGTCCAGTTTGAAATAGTAAAATGAGTAATACCATCCACACAAGATACTTTGTTTAAATGTTTTTGTAAATTATATAATTTACCATTTAATAACCATATATTATATACAACATTAATAGGACTATTAGCAATAATAATAGGTAATCTTGTAGGAACAAATAACATTGAATCATTGGATATTTTATGTCTATATGTTATTTCGTTCCATTCATTGTTTTTAACCCAAAAACAAACTACGCCCATATCATCTACGTGCCATTCACACAAATCTTGTATATGCACAAGTTCTAAATCTTTATTTTCTTTTAATTTTCTGGGATTTTCGTAAAATGTAATATCTTCATTTGTAATAACTCTTGTATTTTCATTCCTTTCAAATAAATTTAATTCTAATTTAGTTAAACTAAAACCACCATTTTGTTTGTTTGGTGATAATGGATATGGAATACCAACATAAAATTGATCATCTTTTGTGTTATTACTTCCATTAACTAAAAAACTAATTGACATTTCTTGGTAACCTTTATCACAGCTATTAACAATACAATTTACTCTAAGATTTTCAGGTTTGCCTCTAAAAAACCACATAGTATATATAATTTAATAGTTGATATATTTTTAAATATGTAATTTTAAAAAAAATATGTAATTTAAAAATGTAAAACCAAAAATTGAATTTAATATTTAAAAGTTTAAATAAATATAAACAAGTGATACATTATGTGTGGTATATTCTTTTATTATCAAAGGGATGAACTAACCCAATCTCAAATAGAAACATTAAAAACTTTTTTCCAAAAAATACAACATAGAGGTCCAGACTGTACAACTTCAAGCATTTTAAAATCAAACTATGGTCAAGGTTTCATTGGTTTTCATCGTTTAGCTATTATTGATCCTACACCTCAAACTAATCCCTATTTATATGATAATGAAGTATATCTAACATGTAATGGTGAAATTTATAACTATAAATATCTTATAACTAAATATAATTTACCTGTTAAAACAGGAAGTGATTGTGAAGTTATTTTACAATTATATTTACATTATCCAGAGTTATGGCCTGAAATTTTAAAGGAATTAGATGGCGTATTTGCTTTTATTCTGTATGACAATAAAAATGGTAAAATTATTGCTGGTCGTGATAGATTTGGAGTAAGACCTATGTTTTTATCTATCACAGATAATACTGTATCTTTTTCAAGTGAGGGTAAAGGTATTCCTAATGAAGGAGGACAGCCATTTAAACCAGGACATTATTTATCAATGGACCTAAGTGATTGGAGCTTTAATTTTGTTAAATGGTTTACTTGGGGTAATTATTTTCCTGTTACTTTTGAAATTTCACAAAAGATTGTTAAGGAATTATTTATAGAAGGGGTAAAAAAAAGATTGATTTCTGACCGTCCTATTGGTTTTTTAGTTAGTGGTGGCTTAGATTCCAGTCTTGTAGCATCAATCGCATCACAATTTTTACCTAAAATTACTACATTTAGTATTGGTCTTCCAGGAAGTCCTGATTTAGAAGCAGCAAGAAAGGTTGCAGAATATTTAAACAGTGATCATCATGAAATTATTATATCTACACAAGATATAATTGATGCATTACCAAATGTAATATATCATAATGAAAGTTATGATACAACAACAACAAGAGCAAGTATCCCTATGTATTTACTAGCAAAATACATTAGAAAGAATACAGATATAAAAGTTATATTTTCAGGAGAAGGTGCTGATGAATTATTCGGTGGCTATTTATACTTTCATAAAGCACCAACTTTTGATCATTTCCAAAAAGAAACTCATTATTTACTTGAAGAGCTTTATAAATATGACTTGCTTCGTGGAGATAGAACAACGGCTGCTTGGGGTTTAGAATTGCGTGTTCCTTTCTTGGATGCTTCACTTGTTAGTTTTGTAGCCATGTTAGATCCATCACACAAAATGCCTAGTAAGCATAGTATTGAAAAAGAGTTATTGCGTAGTGCTTTCACTGGATATTTACCAGAATGTATTTTATACAGACAAAAAGAAGCATTTAGTGATGGCGTTGGTTATAACAGTGTTAAATCGTTAAAAGAATGGGCAGAACAGTTTGAATATTCTTTACAACCTCACATTACAGGAGCAAAACCAATTACTATGGAATCAAAACTTTACTATAAACTTTTTACTGATAGATATGCTAAAAATTTAGGATTATATACAGAATATTATTGGATGCCTAAATGGTATGAAGGAATTACTGACCCTTCTGCTACTGTTTTAGATGTTCATAATAAATCAAAAAAATAAAATAATATATATATAATATGCAACAAACGATTATATTATTGATAGTAATTATAATTACTGTATGTGTTTTATTGTCAATAAGTATTTATTATGGATTTAAAAAGTGTAAGCCATTTATACAAGTATATTCAGGGTGTCCTTATATACCAAATGATAAATGTAAAAATAATGAATGTTTAGAAATTTGTGATAAAAATAGTGATTTAATGTATGAACAATGTAAAGGAAACATAGATTGTGTTAGAAATGCTTATGAATTTAAATCAAAATGTTATAAAGATTGTTTAAAAAAATGGATTGAAGAAAAATAAATTGACTTTTTATAAAACATTATGTATAAAAAATATACATAATGTCTATTAAAGAAATAAATTGTATTGCTGTGGGGGATCCACATTTTCAAGTATCCAATGTTGAAGAAACAAAAGAATTAATTAAAAAATTAAATATACTAGTAGAAAAAATTTATCCAGATTTTATTGTTATATTAGGTGATTTACTACATACACACGAAAAAATACATACAGTCCCTTTTAATTTAGCAACAAAATTATTAATTTCACTTTCTAAAAAAGTTCCTGTTTATTTGCTTATAGGAAATCATGATTATTGTTTTTCAGGTGATACAGCTATTATGATGTGGAATGGAACTATTAAAAAAGCACAGGACATAAAGGTTAATGATTGTTTAATAAATAGTGATGGATTACGCGTTCGTGTTATTAATACCAGACAAGGACAAAGCCAGAATATGTATATTGTAAAATCATTTGACCTGATTGATCAATGTTTACAGGGTTCATACACAGTCACAGTAAATCATACATTGGTTTTAAAATCTGTGTATAAGGACATATGTTGGGAAAATAATATGTGGGTAGTAAAATGGTTAGAGGAAAATGGTAATATATTGGTTAATCATTTTACTAGTAAAGGAAATGCACAGATATTTTATAATAGATTAGAAAAAAATACGGTTATAAATATTACCGTTGACAAGTATCTTTCTTTACCAAATGAAATAAAAGAACATTTATACGGTTTTACAAATAAAACATACATTAATTGGGATAAATCTTTACAAATAACTGATGTTTATAATTCAGGCTTTAAACTTGATTTAAAAGAAGAATTATTACAAACAAATATTATTACAAGATTAACACTTTTAGCAGGAATTATTGATAATTATGGCATTATAAAAGACAATCATTCTTGTTTTATTGATAAACGCAATATACCAGAAGCTAAAATTAATTATATTATAAAATTAGTAAGATCATTAGGTATTTGTATTAATAATTGTAATAATTATTTGATTATAATGATTTGTACTTCCAATTATTATATACCAAATTGTAAAAAATTGTTGGAATTATTAAGTCGTGTTAATTTTAAACCATGTATTGACGATTGCAACAAATTTAAAATTAATATCCAAAAAACTAATGATGCACATTATTATGGTTGGGAATTAGATAAATCACCATTATTTTTATTAGCAGATGGAACAGTTGTTCATAACTGCAATAACCAACAATTCTTAACAAATAATCATCCTTTTAATTCTTTCAAAAAAATAGATAATATAACTATCTGTGATAAAGTAATATCAACACAAATAGATGATTTTAAATTTATTTTTTCACCATATGTCCCCCCAGAACGATTTGAAGAAGCATTAAACACTCTTGATGAAGACTGGAACGATGCTGATTGTATATTTGCCCATCAAGAGTTTTATGGATGCCGTTTTAATCCTGTTTCCACAAGCACACAGGGTGATATATGGCCAGAAAATTATCCATTAGTTGTATCTGGACATATACATGATGAACAATGGACGCAGGATAATATATATTATACAGGTAGTAGTATGCAACATTCATTTGCTGAAAAGTCTAATAAAACTATTGCTTTATTAAAATTCAGAAAAGATACAAAAATGACATTAACAAAAATTGATATTGAATTAACAAAAAAGAAAATTATTTATTTAGACATTACAAAAGCAAAGAATTATAAACCTGATTTAAATACAAGGATTAAATTGGTTTTAAAAGGAACCGCAGAAGAATTTAAAACATTTAGAAAAACTATTGAATATAAAAATTTGATAAAAGGAGGAGTGTTAATATCTTTTTTACCATTAGAAAATAGTACATTTACAGATTTAACACAATTAGAAAAGAAAAAAAGCGTATTGGAGATATTAGAGACATTGATTGAGAAAGAATCTGATATAGTTCATAATTTACTAGAAGAAATTAAAAACTAAAATTCTTGTTATTAAATAATGGAACTTGATGGATTAAGTATTGAATGTAAAAAAGATAAAATATTAACTGATAATTTTTTTGAACCATACAAGATTAATTGGATTGATATAACTAGTTTAGATCTTTGGAAAATACCTGATAATCATTTTGATTTTTTTAAATTAGATAATTGTGATATAGAAACCCATTTTAAAAAATTAATACTTTTTTATCCAAAACTGAAAAATAATGCACATATATACTATACAAATTTATACACAGATTTTGATAAAATCTTAAAAAAATGTTTAACACCTAAACAATATAATTCCTTTAATCTTGAAAAGGATTTTAAAAGCATACTATCATCAATTTTTAAACAAGCAAATATTAATTATACTATTAATATACTATTAATTAATAATGAAGAAAAAATAGTGCTTTTAACAAAAGGAGGTTATGTTAATGTAAAGTATTTTAAAGAATTTAAAACAATCAACAATAAAGTTAATAAACTTGGTTCTGGAGAAGAAAGTGATGAATTAGAAAGTGAAATCAAAGATATTAAAAATTTAGTGTTTCAAATTATAACAGATAATATAGGTAAAAGTATTGATTATATTGAAAATATATTGTATGATAAAGATACATTGTACGATAAAGATACATTGATTAAAATAAAAGAATATGTTGATTATGTCCATAAAACAATAGATGAAAATATATCTTTGAATATTTTGGATCCAACAAAAATTAAAAACAAAATAAGAAAAGTTGAAAATGAAATTATTGAACAAGAAATTTTATTAGAATGGATAGATAAAACAATTCAAGAAAAATTAAAAATAACACAAAATTTACCATTAGGCCTTAAAAATATACAAAATTCTTGTTTTATGGATTCAGTATTATTTGGTATATTACTTTCTAACAAATATTTTGAGGATAATTTACTAAATAAAAAACTAACACAAGAAGATGTTGGTGTATGTACATTTTTTGAAGGAAAAGAAAGTGAAGGATTAAAATATTTAGAAAAATTCCAAAAAGAATTGCGAAAATTAACAAAACTTATTAGAAATGAAGCAGAGGATACTGATTTAACATGTCTGCCTATTAAAAAGTATATGAATAAATGTAATGAATTAACTCAATATTTAATGTCAGGAGAACAACAAGATGACTCTGAATTTTTAAGAGTTTTGATGGATATATTTAATTTAAAACCAACTAAAATTAAAAGAAAAATATCTCTTAGTAATGATGGCACAAACTGGAAAGAAACAAAACTTGAAACAATTGATGAATCTATAATAGAAATACCATTGCCTGAGGATAATTCATTAAGTGATTTAATGGACATTGCACAGAATATAGAAATTGCTGATTGGACAAAAGCACCAAAAATGTCTTGGCCACAAGACAATGATGGTAATAAATATGTTTATTGGAAAGGAGAAATGCTAATAGAAGATACAGAACAATTGATTTTACATGTAGCCAGAAAGCAATTAACTAAAAAATCAAAAAAGATTATTGATTTTAGCGAACATATTAAAAACAAAGAAACTGGACAAGAATATTCATTACAAATGGTTACTATACATAGTGGTAGTGGTGAAAGTGGTCATTATACATCATATGTTAAATACGGAACGCAATGGCTATATTACGATGATATAAGAAATCAAAGGGTGAAAATAACAACATTTGAAAATGTCAAGAAAGATGGACAAATAAACGGCAGTTTGTTCGTTTATGCATAATTATTTTAAATCCTTTAAAGATAAAGGTTTTAAAATATAAAGGTAAAGGTAAACAAAATGTTCTTGTTTTATCTGTTTTTTACATGTTGTGTAGCTTCAAAGGTTCATATCGCTTTAAAACAACAAAATTTAGATATACTTTATTCTACTGCTTATGATGTGAATAACCCAGAAAGTAAAAACTATTTGCTATTTTGGGATTATGATAAAATTGTAGATTTAGTATCACCACCACAACATGTAAAACAAGATATTATTAATTGGTTGCTTGGACTAAGAATACCAAGTCAATATATAGAAGATAGAGGTGATTCAATTGTTTTAAATCATCAAATAGAGGTTTCAAGAATTTTAACAACAGCACCATATCCTGATTTTGTTAAAGATAATATTGATATGATTATTGGATTATATCCAGTTCGTAAAAATAAACTCATAAAAAGAAAATTAGTACCTAGCGATTCAGGAATTGTCGGTAGAGAAGTAATACAAAGATTATATAATGTTAGTAATTTATCGGGGAAAATAGATATAGGTGTTGTTCAATATTATGACACAGAAGGATTTAGTTTTAATGATTTATTTGCTTATCAAAAAGCAAACGGTATAAAAGTTAAAAATATAACAAAGATTATAGGAACTGAAATTAAACAAGGTGGTGAAGGTCAATTAGATATACAAATGTTGTCTAATTTAGAGGGTTCTAATTTATGGTTTATTTTAATAGATGGTTGGATATACGATTTTGCCTCTGATTATTTAACATGGAAAGAATATCCTACAATAACCAGTCATTCATATGGATGGTCAGTATATGATCAATGTAGTATAGTTAATTGTTATAATTTTACAGATAGTGATTACATTAGAAGAACTAATACTGAATTAGCAAAACTTGCTCTAAAAGGTGCAACTATATGTATTTCAAGCGGTGATGCTGGAAGTCCTGGAAGAACAAATGAAGCTTGTGATGGTAAGCCACAGACACGACCTGTATTTCCTGCAAGTAGTCCTTGGGTTATTAGTGTAGGTGCTACATATGTAGAACAAACTGGTAATAATAGTCATGTATATTATACTCCATTGTGTCGTGATGTGCCTTGTGCTCAGGGTAGTAATGAAAGTGAAGTATCATATGAAAATGTATATTGGACATCTGGTGCTGGTTTTTCTGCAAATGAATTAGCACCAAATTGGCAAAAAAGTGTTATAGACAGATATTTAAATAGTGGTGTTGATTTACCACCAAATTCAGCATTTAATAAAAATGGTAGAGCATATCCAGATATATCAATTGTAGGACATAATTGTGCTGTATTTAATCATGAAATGATTACAACAGAAGATGGAACAAGTTGTAGTAGTCCTATAATGGCATCTTTAATAGGATATTTGAGTGTGAAATTAGGAAAAAGATTAGGATTATTTACACCTACATTATATTATTTATATGAGAAAAATCCAAATTTGTTTAATGATGTAATAAACGGAGTTTCTTTTTGCACTGAATATCAATGTTGTGATAAAGAATGGGGATTTAGTGCTATACAGGGATGGGATGTTGTTTCTGGATTTGGGACGCCAAATATTGGAAAAATATTGATAGAATTGGAAAAAATAATTTAATTTTACTTTTTTTCAAAAAAAGTAAAAAATTGAATAAAATATTTTGTGTTATATACTTTAATATAATGGAACCATTTGATTTAGAAAAATATCGAACATTTGTTAAGCAAATGTTAAAAATAGCTAATATAAATGAAGAATATCGTGAAAAATTTACTGATGATGAAGCAATGAAAATGTTTGTAATGGTTATAACCCATCGTTCAGTAGACCCAAAAAATAATTATGAAGAACTTGAATTTATTGGAGATAGTATATTAAAAGGTATTATAGCTCAATACATTCTTCGTCGTTTTCCCAATTTATCAGAAATTAGTGAATTAACTACAAAGAAAGGAACCACAGAAGGATCTTTATCTTTAATTAAACAAAAATTGGAGCAAAAAAAGAATTTATCCAGTATGGCTTTAAAACTTGGTTTTTGGGATTATGTTCGTTGTTCTCCAGAGGTTAGAGAAAAAGATCGTAATGCTTCATTAGAAGATGTATATGAAGCATTTATAGGAGCATTAACTACAATTATTGATGAGAGGATTAAGAGAGGATTAGGATACATGTATGCTTATAATTTTGTTTCATCATCATTGGATGAAATTGAGATTGATGTATCACAATTAAAGGATCCAATATCTTCATTAACTATGTTATATAAAGCAAATACTATCAAGAGTGGGAAACCGCCACTTAAATGGGGGGATCCATTAAAATATGAACAAAGGATATATGTACCAAAATACACTGATAAAAATCTAATTCCTACAACAGCGTCAATAGGAGATATTGTAGGAATACAAGAAGGACCAAATAGGCAAATTTCAGTATATACACGAAATGGATGGACGCCTAATATTGGATTAGATACTGTTATAAATATACAGAAATATATACATAATGAAGTGATCACGGAAGAATTTAAACAACTTCATATACCTTTATTTTATGTTGGCATATATGGTTTCTTTGATGAAAGAGGTAATCCAATACCAGGAATAAATGTTGACCCTAAAAATAAAGACCGTATACTTACAAATATTGAAGGGTATCGTGGTCGTATTATTGGTCAAGGGTTATTTTACGATAAGGATAATGCTAAAAAAAATGCAGCAAGAGGAGCACTTTTTTATATGAAAAAAATTGGTTATGAAATTTAATACTTTTTTAAAAAGTATTAAATATTAATAATGGTTGTAAAAACAGTTTATTTGTTTAAAAGTCCACGTCCTGAAAAAAAATATCGTGTTGTTTTAGATAATGGTCGCAAAGTTGATTTTGGTGCGGTTGGTTATTCAGATTATACTATTCATAAAGATTATGATAGAATGAAATTATATGAATCAAGACATCGTAAAAGAGAAAATTGGACAAAATCTGGAATTGGTTCAGCAGGATTTTGGAGTAAATGGATACTTTGGAATAAACCTTCTTTAATAAATAGTATTAAAGATACAGAAAAAAAATTTGGCATTAAAATTATCCGCAGAAAACCTTGAAAATTATTTTTGAAAAACGAAAAATAATTTTAATTTATTGTTATTCTTGTATTTTCCTCAACATTTGGTGTTGGTAAAGTCACAGTTAATACACCATCATTAAATGTAGCATATACCATATTTGAATCAACTACAAAAGGTAGTTTTATTCTACGAATAAACTTTCCCCTACGACGCTCTGTATAATACAAAGTTCTCATTTCATTATTTCCAAATGTTTCACGTTCTCCTGACAATGTTAAAACATTACCTGATACATTTAAGTTAATCGTTTCTTTGTTGAATCCAGGTAAATCAGCCCTTAGTTCTAAACCACCTTGAACAGAATACAAATCAACCGATGGAAAAGAAAACTTTGAATAATCTAATTCATCCCATAAACTTGATAAGCCTCGTGTATAGCCAAGATCGTCAAAAAACTTGATTAGACTCATTATGATGGATTATATATATAAAATCAAATTTTTAAATTACCTTTAATTTATTTTTTTAAAAATTAAAAGTGTAAAGTATATATAAAAAATATTAATAATATATAATGAAGTGTTTTGATAGTTTAGCAGCTTTACTTACTTTTCATAGTGCTGCATTAATAGTAGCAGGTTCTAAATTAATGACTAATTCTAATGTAGTATCAAGGGGTTATGGTGCTTTTTGTTTTGCATTTGGTTATTTATTACTTGGTATAACAGCTTCTGGAAATGATTTAGGTAATATTAATTACAGTAGTAGAAGATATTTAATAGGTATTGGTTCTTCTTTATCAGTAATAGCAGGTACATTTATATTGTATTATCATGTACAAGACCGCATAAACAAAGCTCTTCCAGAAATGTTAAAACACCCCGAATTTAGAACGGAAATCATTAATTCTATTCCAGTTATAAGTCATATATTGATATACGCTGGTTATACAGGAATTATTTTAGCAATGGCATTACAAGATGATAATACTCTTGATTATATAAAAGCATTGATGGCAATTGGTGCTTTTGTAGTGATTTATTATACTAAAAACAAAATGTTAGAAGCGATGGTTAATGGTTCATCAAATAAACAACAAATAGCACATATATTAAGTTGGGGATTATTGATAATTGCTATAAGTTATAATTGTGATAAATTATAATGGTAAATGTGCATTCATAGTTATAGGACACATTGAATTATTATAATCAATGTGTTGATTGATTTGTAGGCAATTATCAAGAGCAGATTGTTTTGAATTATCTATATAACTTGTTTTTGTAATACCATTATTAATAGTGCATTCCCATAATAAAGGTTTAAAATCAATTATAGAATCAAGAGTATTATTTTTTAAAGATTCAATTGTGTAAAATACAGGTATATCGTTTTCATTTGCCCATTGTATTTCAAAGTAATGATGACTGCGAGTTAAACATAATACAGCATCACATAATTTTAACCATTCTATATTTATTTTTTCATTGGTTATTATACAGAAAAAGGGGTTGTATTGTAAATCTACAAGTTGTTTAAATATTTTTTCTGATATATCAAAAGATATAACAAATATTTTAGAATTTTTATAAATATTTTTCATTAAATTACTCATTTTATATTTTTTAAAGTAAAATTATTTATGTAATTTAATGAACTATTTTGTTTTATTTATTATTATAGTTATAATTATTTTAATACTTGCTTTATTACTAAATTTACAGAATGAAAGTTTCACAAGAACAGGATATTATTTAATAAGTTGGGTTAATCCACCTAATTCAACAGTTGATAATTACAATATAATCATAAAAGATACACAAGGCGCAGAGATTATAAACGAAACAGTAACAGATACAAATTATAAATTTATAAATCCCAATTGGGATACACAATATAATATATCAATAACAGCACAAAATAAATTTGGTAATTCTGATCCAGCAACATATTCCTTTACTTCTGGAACTATACCACCAGAAGTATCAGGATTACAATTTATTAGTCCTATTGATAATAGTTCGCCTAGTGTTAATTCTATGAATATGGCTGTTGAATTAGCATTTAAAAGCGATAAAGATTTATCAGTATTTGATGCTAAAAATAGTAGTATTATATTAAATGATGCAGATGGTAATAAATCTAAATGTCAATATAATGTTGATATGACCTCACCATATAGTGGAAAACCATATAAATATAGAGATGAATATTTATTAAGATTTCAAATGGGAGCAGATTGTGGAGATGGATTTAAACTAGGACAACAATTAGTAGGTAATTTAGTTTTAGAAAATGAGTTTGGAAAAACTGAAACTAATGGAACATATACAATAGAAACACCCTCGCCATCCGTTCCACAAAATATAAATGTAGAGTATAAACAAAATTAAAATGTTTTTATATAGTAAGAATATGGAAGAATTTTATTTATTTGAGGGCAATTCTTATTTAGAAAAGTTTTCTATAAAAAATTGGAAATGTAAAAGAGGGGTTGAGTTTGATAATATGTTAAAAGAATTATCAAATATTTCTATAAACGAATTAATAGAATTATTATTTAGAATTAGAGATTATAAATCAGAGCAAGGTCTTGGAAGCAGAATTGAATTTTATAAAATTTTAAAATGGTTCGTGAAAAATAATAAAACCGAAATTTTAGAACATTTAAAAAGAATACCAGATTACGGATACTGGAAAGACTTTTTAAATTTATGGTCTTGGGGTGATGAATTATTTAGAAGTTATATACTTTACATTTATTGTAAACAGCTAGAAAAAGATTGGCTAGATTTCCAAGAAGGGAAAACACCAAGTCTTGCTGCTAAATGGGCTCCAACAGAAAAAGGTTCTTGTGATAGAATGTATGGTATGGTTCATATTTTTTGTGAGCAGTTAAATTGGTCTCGTAAAACATACAGACAGCGTATTTCTTGTTTAAGAGAAAAATTAGAGATTACAGAAAGGTTTTTTTGTAAAAAACAATATGGAGAATTAGATTTTGACAGAATACCTTTAAAATGTAGAAAAAAAAATTTAAATATTATTAATAAGCATTGTTCAACTAGATATTCCAGATGGAAAAATCAAAAGTCTAAAATCCTATAAAAAGTATTTATTAAATTTAATGGGATTTAATAAATCAAATTGTATTATTAGAAAAATATATTGTGGAAACGGTAATGTTCCAAAAGATACTGCCACCAAAAAATATTCCAGAAAAGGTACCAATTATGAATGCTTACAAAGAGGTTATGGAATAGCAGATTGGGAGCATCGTAAGAAAAATTTATCTCAAAAAAGTTTGCAACAAATACCTTATATAGGTTCTGCTTATGAAGCAAATTTTAAAAAACAAAAAATAACTTCAATAGATAGTTTATTTAATAAAATTGAACTTTTATCGGCACAACAAAAAAAAGAATTATTATTAAAAGTATGTCGTAAAAGCACTAATGCAGTTGATTATAAAGCATTCAATTCAGTTTTGTTGTTTTTACATGAAAGGCGTGTTAAAGATTTACCACAATGTAAAATTGTAAATGAATAATTATTAATTATAAAAAAACTTTATAATTAATAATAACACAAGAAAAACAGAAAAAGAAGAATACATTTTTAATAGTAGGCATTAGTATTGCAGTTGTACTACTTTTAATAGTTTTATTTATTATTGGTTTTTATTATTATAATAAACATAATTTTTATCAAGAACGTCTTGCAGAAGGACAGTTTATAGAAAGAAATAACCCTTGGGATTACGAAAAGGGAAATAACTCCTCTGAACTTTATTAATGATCATTGTAGATGTATTAAAGTTTTATCACAAATTATTATTGAATTAAATTCTGTTGTACATTATTAATCAAAGAAAATGAAAGAAAAAGAAAGGAAAATGAATATACCTTTAATAATTGGTTTATCAATAAGTTTTGCTTTTATTTTAATAGTTTTAATAATTATGTTTTTTTATTATTACAGTAAATATACAGAAGCAACAAATCTTGGTGAAACATTTTTAAACTTGGAACGACAGTTGAACTAGTACTGTAAAAGTGATTTTTAAATTTTTAATATAAACAAAATTACATGACTATCTATGAACCCAGAAAACTTGGATAAAATAATTGTAGGTTTTCATATGTCAATCAATAATTATTCAAATATTATTGATATATCTAAAAATATTGGTTCAACAGCAGGACAAATATGGTTAGGTAATAATAAAGCATATCATTCAAAATTAATCCATCCAGACGAATGTAAACCCATTTGTAGTTTTATAAAGAAAACGGGCTTCTTTCTAATAGCACATAGTCCTTATATTCTTAATTTTGCGAGACCCCTAATAAATGATAGTGCAGGACAAAAAGCATTAGACAGATACATTAGGGATTTAATAAATATAAAGAATTTGGGTGGTATTGGAAGTGTATTACATATGGGGTCAAATGTGCTTAATTTACCTATTAAAGAATGTTATGCTACATTTATAAAAAATTTAGAATGGATTGCTGATCGTATGCCTGATGATGTATATATAATTCTTGAAAATATGGCTGGTGGAGGTAAAAGAATGTGTTGTAAAATGAAAGATTGGGCTGAATTTTGGGATATGGTTCCAAATAAGTTGCGTGATAAAATTTTATGGTGTATTGATACGGCACATTTGTATGCTACTGGTGAATATGATATATCAAAAGAAAGTGAAAGTGAGCGTTTCTACAATGATTTTTCAAGATTAATAGGTTGGGATTATGTTGTTTGTTTTCATTTTAATGGCAGCAAATCTAAATTTGCAAGTCATAGAGATTATCACGCAGATATTGGATATAAAAAAGCAGGAGAAATAAGTATAGATGGATTAAAGAAACTAGCATTAATTGCTGGACAAACGGTAAAGCCATTAATATTAGAAATACCAGGTGATACGGTTAGTGCAGAAGAACAGATTACAATTATAAAGTCATGGTTTCTTTAAGTTTAAAAAACTTAAAGAACTTTAACAAATAACAAATTTGGGGGTAAAATAATCTTCTGCTGATGTTATTAATTTTTTCTTCATCAATTTATGAAGATTTTTAAGAATATCACTTTTGTTATATTTAACTTGAAAAATTTCATCAATTGGAGTTATTAATTGTTTTTCAAAATAATACATGTAATCTATTTTAAGTTTGTCTTTATTTTCAAGATAAAAATCAGGGTCTTCCGCTTTTATGTATTGAGGATCTTTTGGATTTTCAGTTTCAACAAAAATATATCTAATACGAGTTCCTGTTGCCACATATTTACCTCTGGAAATCATTTTTTTAGAAACAGCAACATGTGGTAAATTTTGTGCCTTGTAATTTTCTTTTATACTTTTTGTAATAACTAATTTTTCTAAATCTACTTTACCAGATAATAAATTATCTATCTTTTCAGCAATAAACTCATATAACTTCCATCTAGGTTCTTTTGCCATTACCATATCAATAATTTCAGAATAAATTTCCCTTAAATAACCACAATTATCCCTTCTCTTAATAACAACACCCTTTTTGTCCGTTGATTTAACATTTCCATTTATATCTACAATATATCCAACATACCTTTTCTTTGATAATAAAAAGTATTTACTGTAAATCTTTTCTAATTCTAGATACATTGGCTTTGGAAAAATTTTATTTATAGCTTCCTCTAATTCATGACAAACCTTGAAACATTCATCCAACTTTAATATATTTGAAAATCTAATCATACAAGAATCAGTGTCGCCATACACCAAAAATGTATCAGGTCTATAATTATTTGCAAAATCAATAGCATCTTGAATAGATTTTCTACCCATTGCCGTAGTACTTGCCGCAGCAGGATAAAATGGCGTATAAGAAAAATCACTACCAAATCCACCATATGCACTATTAGCAGATACTTTATAACCGTTCTGTCGTTTGTCAAGAACAATTAACTGTAATTTTAAATTTTTTTCTTGTTCTGGGCTCAATTTTTCTCCCAATTGTTTTTCTATTTTAGCAATTTCTTTTCTCGTATTTGAACGAGCAGCAAGTAAATTTTCTAAAAGCATTGGAATAATACCCTTTTTAATTTCTGCTTTATAAAAACGATAATGATGCTCCCTACATATATGTTTTGTAATTTTTGTTTTACGAATAGATGTATCGTGTTCGCAACCAACGTGTTCAGACCATGACAAATCATGAAAAGTTCCAGGTTTAGGTGTCTCACCCTCTGGTATAAAAGTACTAAAACATAAATTATATGCTATAATAGTTGTAGGATACAGACTTTTAAAATCATATGTAGCAACCAATTCCCAATAACCACACTTTGGATTTTGAACAGTAGCACCAACATATTCCTTTTCTTCTTCTGTGGGATTATAATCAGCCCATTTTTCAGTACATACAACATTTAAATCAATAGTTAAAGTATAAACTTGTGAATATACACGAATTTGTTGTCCTCTTGTTATTAGGTCAAATATTTGAACCATAACAACATTAGACATTTCATTTAGGTCAAGCCATATATTCATCTTTTTAAATAATTTAAGGGGTAAAATACTATCTTTATTACCATAAATAACAATATCACGAATATCTTTGGTTGAACCATTATGCCATTTTTTGATAATTTCTTTTGCTGGTAAATCTATTTTGTGTTCATCCAAAAAGTATTCTGACACATAATCAAGTGTATATGACATTAAATTGCTATTATTTTTAAAGATTACAGGAAGCATATCAATATGTAATCTTCCAGGTATATTAATATATTTAAATTGTTGATCGCCATAAGCACTGCTACTCCATTTTCTTTCTTCGGTTGTGCATTTTTGATGTAATAATCTTCCCATTTTAGAAAACAGTTCCCAACAATTATTAACAACTGATCTAGTAACCAAATAATTATCATCAAAACTTAATGTATTATATCCAATAATTACATCGGGATCTATTTCTACTATAAAATCACGCCATCCTAACAACATATCCCTTTCATTTTTATAATGTCTAACTTGAAAACAATCAGGTATATCATCAGGACATACTCTACCCTCGTATTCATTTACCAATGTAAAAGTTTTCCAATCTTTTTCATCATCTTTTAAATAACACACAGTTGCCGTAATACAAATTGCTTGATCCGTAGCCAAATTAGGATTTGGGAATGTATTTCCTTCTACATCTGCTGATATACACTCAATATCATAACAAACAATCTTTGGATTTGTAACGTGTGTAATACCCTCAGCAGGATTTATATCACTAAAACTTGATATTATATTTATATATGAACTAGAAAATTCACCACCATATTCTTCTATTAAACTTGGTTTAGTGGTTTTTTGTGCTCTTATCCATCCCGACGGTTTTACTTTTCTCATTGCTTGTAATTGTAATATAGCCCCTGCTCTTTGTTCATGAACAGTTAATTTAATATCACCCAACCCATTCACACGGATTTTTTTACTATTTTTTTCACCTTTTGTTAAATAATCTAATTTTTTAATTCCTTTTGTTGTAGAAAAAGCACACCATAAAAATTGTGCTTCTTGATAATAATAATTTTTCTTTTTACTAACAAGCTTACACTTTAGAGGAAATAAATCCCCCATTTTATCCTTTAAATAACTTTTTAACAATTCTACTTTATTATCGTTCCATTTGATAGATTTATCAAGTTCTAAATAAATATAAGGTTTAAAATCAGGGATACGAACGGCAATTTTTTCATCCTTTTCATTTAAACCAAAAATATAAATGTTTATGTTTTCATCTGTTTCTACAATCTCCCATTTATATGCTTGAAAACAGACATTTGTTATTAATGATAAATCTTCCATTATGAAAATAAATAATAAAAATAAATAAACTTTCAATTTTTCTTAAAACTATTTTTATTTTGTTAAACAAAATAAAATGTCAAGAATAATGATTAATTTATTATGATATTATATTTATAATTTATAATAAAATGTCAAGAATAATGATTAATTTATTATCATATATACAATTACCTACTAATAAAATAGGTGGAACAAGTTGTATTAATGGAATGTGTAGTTATTTAATTTCAAATATAAATGATAGTATTTATAAAGATATTCTTACAACCATAATTACTCAATTAGGTTCACCAGAATATTTTGGACCACAAACATATAATGATTTTACATATTATTATATAGTTCCAAATACAAATAATAATATAATTAAACAAGCTTTAAATTTAGAAAAAACAACACAAGCTTACAAATATACATCAAATTCTAATCTAATAGATCCAAATTCAATTATGGATAGTTATGATAAAGCAGAATATGTAAATATTGATTTAAACAGCATAAAACCAGGCTTTTTACAAATTGGAAAGTCATTATCAGGAAAACCATATATTTATATAATTTTTAAAACAGCACCAGTTTTTTCAGGAACAATGACTATTTTAAACATATTTATGGTTCTTGAATCAACCGATTATTTAGAATTAAAATGTTGTATACCCGATGGTAATAATCCATATTGTAGAAAGTATAAACCTTGTCCTGATTTAGGTCAAGCCGTTTGTGTTGATGACCCTAATAAACAATGGTTTTTAGACCCAATATGTGGCTGTTATGACCCTTATACTGAAAATAAATTAAATAATTATCCCTCTATAAGAGATTTGTTTAAAAAAAATGCTATATATCCAAATCCTGGATGTTATGGTGATTGTGGTGATAAAGCATATCCAAAACCAAATGTTAAAGAATGTAATGTTAATATAGTAGATTGTAATGTAGAAATAAATAATTCTGGTGGAAAACTTACACCAAAAGTAATACAAAAGTGTGGAATTACCGTGCCAGAGCCAAAGCCAGATCCAAGTCCAAGTCCAAAGCCAGACCCAAGTCCAAGTCCAAAGCCAGATCCAAGTCCAAGTCCAAAGCCAGATCCAAAGCCAGATCCAAGTCCAACGCCAAAGCCAGACCCAAGTCCAAGTCCAAAGCCAGATCCAAGTCCAAGTCCAAAGCCAGATCCAAGTCCAAGTCCAAAGCCAACGCCAAGTCCAACGCCAAGTCCAAATTCATTGATTACACAATCTTATTTTATAGCCATTATTGTTGGAATAATACTATTAGTCATTTTATTGTTTTTTTTAATGTTTGTTTTATTTTAACGACCTGTCCAAACTTTTATTAATGGTAAATGATTAACAGTATTCATATTATCCCATTTAATACCCCAAGAACAATATAAATCTATATTACCAAATAGTGTATCATTGTAATTGACTTCTAACCTTTCACCCTTATCATTTTGTAGATCATCATTTTCTTTTTCTAAAAGACAACCTATAACTCTTTCAAAACAACATCTATTATATCTGCTTTTTATAATGTGTAATAAATTACTTATATTATATTTTTCATTAACAAACGATAAATATTTATGAGTTATAATCATCATTCCACCAAAACAACCATTCCATAAGTTTTTATTATTATAGAAATTTAATAAATCTGTATCATTATACATTTTAATTATTTTAATTTCATCTTCTGTTAAATCTGTTTTATGGTCAAAAGTCCATAGGTATTTATATTTATCAATCTTTAAACCTTCAAAATCAATCCATTTATTAATAAATACACTATCGTGAATTATAACAGCAGTATCAAATAAAGGGTTTTTCAAATAGTAATAATATGGTAATAATTCACCTCTTCGTGGATATTCACTATCAATTATTTTAACTTTATATAATTCATTTCCGTGTGGTTTACATTCTCCTGTCATAGAAATATAATTTTGATGACTATTATCATCAATAATAAGTATTTCATTTTCAGGGTAAAACTTTCTTATACAATTATAACAATTAATCCAGTATTTATTAGTGAGTTCGCTATTAACATATCTTAATATTATAAAACCAAAAGTCATTTCTTATTTTTATATAAGATTACTTTATATAAAAATAGTTTTAGCAAAAATCTAATTTATGATCAAGAGGAATATTCCTTCCACTTGATAAACAAGAAATTTGTGAATAAGAATTATCCTTTAACATTTTTCTTATATTTTTCAATAAATCAAGCCAAGTTTCTGGTTTAGTCTTTAAACATTCTAATAAACAATAACTTAAAGCACCTTGATATTTACCAGTTATAAAATCATCATATGAAACTTGTGGATCTTGACACCCACTAATCAATATAACTTGACCATTTGTATCAACATATTTATTGCCATTCTTTTTAACACACCATTGCTTAGTATTTGATCTTTTATTCAATAACATTTCTTCCATTGAATAACCTAAATCAAGTGCAGATCCAGAATGACAACAATCAAAAACTACTGTTATTTTACTAGTAGGCTTCATAAAATTAAACAAACTTCTTAATTGATCATCCGTTATTAAACCTTCTGTCGCATAATCAAGTGGAACAAGTGCTTCATCATTTCCATCTTCTTCATCACCATCTAAATCTAATTCATAAGAACCGTGTCCAGAGTAATGAATAAAAATTCTATCAGCACCTGATAATATTATATCCAAAATAGATTTAATAATGACAGCACGAGTTGGTTTTGTGCGTGTATTATCTGTAATTACCGTTATATCTCTTAAAGAATAACCATTATTTAACAAGTATTTTTTAATGTTTTCAACATCATTAATACAACCGTTTAATTGGGATGATGTGCCAAAATAGCATATTCCAATTAATAATGCTTTTTTCATTAATCAAAATAAATATTTTAACTTTTAGAAATTTAAAAGTTAAATCACATACGGTATATTTTAAAAAATAAACTTGTATATATAAATGAATAATATTGATGAATATGTATTAAATCACATAAATGATTTAGATATTGATGAATGGCTTAATAATTATACTTTTAAAGAAGAAACTTTGGAAAAATTATTAGGATTTTGTAAATTAAGAAAAATTGTTTATACACAAAAAGTATCAAAAGAATTTATACAAAAATATATTATAGATACTGATGCTTATCAAACAGACGATGGCGATTCAACAATAAGTTTCAAAACAATTGAAAGATGTCAAGGATATAAATTTACAAATACCCAATAACACCACAACACAAACGAGCACCACTACTACCAGTTTTTTGTGATTCAGGAGTATTACCACGACCTAAATCATCAATATTTGCGTGAATTACAAGACTACGACCTAATAACTCATTTATAAATAATAAATTTGATGTTATTTTTAATTCGTTTTTACCATTATCAGGTACAAATATATTACCAAGGTCTCCTAAATGAGCATTAGGGTCATTTAAATCACCGTGTAGTTTATTTGTAGGATTATAATGTGGTCCTAATGTTTCACAACCTTTTAAAAGATTACCTGTTTCGTGTACATGAAATGCTCTATATCCTGGTGGTAAATCTAAAATTGATACATTAAATATAACACCTTGATTTAAATGTGTATTTAAAGGATACATTTTAACAATTGCGTGTGTATGTCCAGTTTCACATTTTAGTATACATATTAATCCTTTTGAAAGAGACATATATTAATATATTTTAAAAATATATTAATTTAAAATAAATTAAATACTTCCTCCAGAACCTGCTGATGCTCTATATAATGGCATATCAGGACAATTGTGTTTTCTTTCTCTTGTAAATCTATCAATATGCTCACCCATAATACTATTTCTAAAATCAATCGTATTTTGCATATAGGCAGCTTCAACCACTGGTCTTGTACTAATTAAATCATTTTGTCCCTGTGAAATAGGTAAATGATCTATTTTACTTCTTACTATATAATTACATTGTCCTCTTAATTCAGGTTGTTCAACAGGAAACTCTGTTAAAGGGTCAGGAACCATTGTAAAACCACCACACATATCTGGTTCATTTCTCCATATTTGTGTAAAACCTTCTGCTGGTATTAAAGGGTCTAATTCATATTTAGCGTTCATATAACTGCGTTTTGCTGCTTCATCGTGGCTAAATTGTATGGGTGGTGTTATTTCATAGGCTGCATTTAATAAATCTGTATTTTGGTCAAACCAACAAGCTTGATTTGGTGGAACATGAGGACGAGAATCATAGCCTGGAACGAAACCGCGGATGCCTGTTTGTAAAGCTTGTTTTTCAGTTATATTATTGTAGTATCTTGAATCAGGTATAAAATTTTCTTTTGGTCCATACATATACATTATGATTATTAATAATAAGCCTAAAATTAAAATAGTAAGATAATTATCGTAATTACATAAATACATAACAAATGTAATAATTAATAGTAATCTTGTTAAAGCATTTAAATTAGATGATATAGTATTACTTCCTGATGGTAATAAATTCATATTACAAAATAGTGATTTTGGGTCTTTTAACCAAAATTTTTCAGTATTCATATTACAGTTTAAAAAGATTTATATTTTATATTACTTTTTTATTTTATAAAATGTATTTGTATTAATTTTTGAATTGTCCAATAATACATTGGTCCATGTATTATTTTATCATATTTTAATAAGCTAGTTAAAGATTTGTTAGGAAATATTTCTCTTTTGTTTTCAGGATTTTGTAAATTATTATCAATTATATATTTTTGTATTAATTTTGTTGTTTCAGCCCTTGTTATTAATGATCCTAATTCTAAACCCAAAAACTCGGCTAATTCATTTGTTATTTTTAATTTTATTGTAAAACCTCCTGAATGATTATTACCTTTTTTATTAACTTTTTTTGATAATTTTTTTACATCTGTGTGTATCTGTTTTGTTTTCTTACATATAAGACGCAAGAATTTTATATTTTCTTTAACATAAATACTTTTATCTAATAAATTATTATTTCTACCAATTTCTTTTTCTAATAATTCAATAATATCGTTTAAAGATAGACTTATATTATCTAATGACATTAATTTACATAAGTTATTTTTTAAAACTCTTATATCTTATTAAAATGAAATAATTTTAATAAATAAATACACTTTAAAATATATTAGATACTTTATAAATTTTTAAATATTGATTTTGTAAGTTTTAATATAAATTACACGCCATTTTTAATAATTTTTAAAATTTTAACATATATATATTTTTTTATATTTATTAATATTAATGCAAGTAAAGAAAGGCTCAAAGAAAGTATTAAGACGCGGACCAGGCCGCCCACCTAAGAAGGCATCAAGACCCGCTTCCAAGAAACGCGGACCAGGCCGCCCACGCAAGGCCTCAAAGGTCGCATCAAAGGTTGCCTCCAAGAAGGCCTCAAGACCCGCCTCCAAGAAACGCGGACCAGGCCGTCCACGCAAGGCCTCAAGATCCGCTTCCAAGAAGGCCTCAAGAAAGGTCTCAAAGCCCCTTAGAGTTTTACAGAAGGAACTTATGGCAGCAGTTGAGAGAAAAGCATCCAGAAAGATGTCAAAGAGAGGTCGTCGTTTAAGCAAGAAACACAATTGTGCTCTTGAAGGTCAAAGACATGGAGTTAGTGGAACTAACTTCTGTATGCCAGGTCAAGTTTGTGATTTAAGCACCAAACGTTGCCGTGCCCCAAGACACCCAGGTCGCCCAAAGAGAGTAGGTCGTCCAAGCAACAAGACTGTTGCTGCTCGTAAAGCTGCCGCTAAACGTTAAATTATTTGTTTAATGGAGATGTTTATTCTTTTGTACTTAGAGTACAAAAGACTATATTAGTTATTGTAGTGGTTTAAAGCATAATAATATGATTATTTACACATTCATACTGATTTATTGATTTGTTATAAACATATTTATAATATTGTTTAGCAGTATTTGATATAACATATATTATTTCAAAATTACTACCGAATGTACAAATAGAAAATTGTGGAACTTGAAAAGATATAGAACTCCATTCAGAACTAAAATAATTTGGTAAATATTCACTTATATAAGTTAAATTAGACAATTTGTTTGTTTCATTTAATTTATATATATGTACAGTTCCTTTACTACTACAAATACATATATATTCAGAACTATTATCAAAACTTATAGATGTAATACAAACAACTTCCAACCCTCTTCTAAATTCTTTAATCATTCTTCCTGTGACAGTATCCCATATTCTTAATAATGTACCTCGTTGTGATGCAGTAGCAAGTAAATTACCATTCACATTTAAACAAAATATAGAAATAGGATTACTGTGGGCTTTTATGGTTGTATATAAATTAGTATTTAAATTTTTAACTATAACAATACCTTTTTCTTTACCTAAATAAGCAACTACATTCATAGAATCACGAGATATATCTAATAAACCTGATTCATTTTGAAATGTTTCAATATTATGTAGTAATTTTAAATCAGCAAAATTATAAACATATAATCTGTTTAAGGTAGAAATTACAATTGTATCACGACGCATTTTTATACCTGTTATATTTTCCTTAAATTCTAATTCTGCCATACATTTATTTTGATAATCATCCCATAATATTAAAATATTTGGTTTATATTTTCCTTGACCATTACCCACAAAACATAATATATTACTACGATATAATAAACATATAGTATTTAAATTATTAATCTCTTCATTTGATCTACTAAATCTTTCTCTAAAAGGCTCACAATTATATACTACAAAACCACTTGTATTACACAGGGCAAAACAACTAGAATCTTGATTAAATGTAATAAAATTCATATTACTTACATAATATAAATTTTTAAATAAATCTTATTTAGTATGTGTATGGGTCTCCATAAGTCCATCTTATTGGATCATAAGTATTACTATATTTCATACCATATTCAGGTGGTGGTGGTGGATTTCTCATTGGATCCGTCAATATACTCTCTGATTTACATGAACCTTTAACACAAGGTTTATTAAATGGTATATTTGTGTATTCCATTATAGAAGGTTCCATTAAACAACCGTTTGTAGGTATTCTTTGCTTATTTCTTAAATTTTGCGCCTGACAACCATTTACTTTAAATACATCAATTCCTTTACACATTTTTAAACATTGATAAGGATCAGGTCTGTCCCAAGGCATAAAAGTAGATTTACATTGATTAGCGGGAGTAGGAGTATATAACATACGTTGACAGCATTCTTTTTGTCTTTCTCTTGTACAATTATCAGGAACGGGACTCCACCATTGTGCATTTTTCTCTGGATATGTTAAACGGTATAACTGATTATATTTAGGCATTATATTAGTCTTTTGATTAACATTACTTGTGCAACTCATTACTACACAACAAGAATATTTTTAAGAAAAATTGTATTTTTCAAACATTAATTTTTGTAATGGATTCAAGTTTTCAAAATTTATATCATCTTGCTTTTCCAAGATTTTGAAAAATCTTAAACAATTTTCACAAGCACATTGTACTACACCATCTTCATATATTTCTATATCAATATCTTCCCTTCCATCATTAAAACTATCCAATATCATTTGTTCTTGTAATTCTGTTTGTTCTGTGACATCTCTAAAATCCATTATTTGTTCTAATGTTTTTGAATTATCATTATTTAATATATTTTCTTTATATTTATCCATACTAGATATTACAGAATTAATATGTGGATTATTTAAATCCTCTGGCTTTAAATCAATACCATATAATACATAATTTACAATAGGTGTTAGTTGCGAAACTAATCCATTTTCATCCAATATATGATATTTCATTACTACATCCATTAATCCTTTTCTTATCTCTAATTCTTCTTCATTACTATATAATATATATGTTCCATCTTCTTCATTTATAGGTATTTCAATACCTTGTTCTTCACGATAATATACATCTGCACCAAGTTGATGTATCATTAATATACTAATGTCTTTTATAGCTTGTTTTCCAATTTCATGTAAAACAGAGGAAGTTAAACATTGATTATTAATCAATTCTAAATTGTTATTTCCTCTACCAGTCCTTAATGGAAACATTATTACATAAAATAAATACTTTTTTAAAATTGATTTATCTTTTTTATTGAAAAGTAAAAAAGATATACTTATATCTATTATTTAGGAATACTTTATTTTAAAATACATAAATTTTAAAATACATAAATTTTAAAATACATAAATTTTAAAATACATAAATTTTAAAATTTATATATTATATATTATGAGTTTATTACAATTAGCAGATAATTCAAGAACCGATAAAAATACTATACATTCTTATTTACCACTTTATCAAGGGTTGTTAATAAAGAAAAAAGAAACAGCAAGCAATGTATTAGAGGTGGGTATATTTAAAGGAGGTAGTATAAAATTATGGAGTGATTTTTTCCAGAATGCTACTGTTTATGGATTAGACATCATGAATATTAGAGATGTATGGCAAGGTATTAAAAATAACAAAAGAATTGTTTTATATACATCTACAAATGCTTATGATGAAACTTTTTTTAAAAATAATTTTCTAAACAAAAATATCAAGTTTGATTTTATGCTTGATGATGGACCACATACATTAGATAGTATGGTTAAATTTATACAATTATACTCACAAGTAATGACAGATGATGGAATACTTATTATAGAAGATGTACAATCTTGGGATTGGATTGAAACATTAAAGAATGCAGTTCCAGCACATTTAAAACAGTATATTAAAATATATGACCTGAGAAAAAATAAAAACCGCTATGATGATATAGTATTTTCAATAGATAAATTAAATGTATAAATATTAATACTTTTTAAAAAAGTTTATTTTAAAAAGTATCATTACAAAATAAGAATATGAGGGACTATATAGATTTACCAATTTTAATACCTAATCATTTAATCAGTGATTTTTTAGGTATAATGGTCATAGATATTCTTCATGATTCAAAAAATTATGGTAGTATTTCTAATCATAGACTTTCAAAAATAACAGATTTATTAGCAGAAACATGTGATTTTAAACACCCAATAACAAAAAAACAAATCAAAATATTTATCTTTAAAAAAGTAGTTTTTTATATGTGTAAATTATGGAAAGATAATTTAAAAGCATTAGGACTTTATAAAATGCCTAATTTTGAAAATAACGACCCAGATTACTGGAAGCAACTTTCTAAATTTGTTAAAATTCCTTTAAAACCAATGGCATCTTTTAAAGACACATTTATCACTCTTGGGCGTAATACAAAGAGTATTGAAGTTAGTAATTACTATTATCAAAAAGAATTATTGGGTTGTAATTGTAAATATTATAGTTTTATATCACCTACTAATATTACAAATTCAATAAATTATTTTTATAATGCAAAATCCATTGTAAATAATATAAAATCTTGGAACGATAAATCAGCCGTTTCTCTTGATATGAAATCGTCCGCTGGTTTAATTAGAACTATAACAGACCCTATTGGTTATATAACAAGCATATGTACTTTTGTGGATCCAGGTTATAATATGCCAGGTATGTCAGCAATTCGTAAATATTCAAATATTGATACTAATATTAATAATTTTAGTTATTCTATTAATTTAGAGATAGAAAATCAAATAATTAATCTTTTTACAGTTAAATACTATAATTCATTCCCCAGAAATAATGTTTTAATAAATGTTTCGGATCATTTGTATCACGGAACTTTACCAAACTCCGTGACAATGTCTCAATCATTAAAAAACTATTTAGAACCTAATTTAGAAGCCGATTTAAAACCCGATTTAAAACCCGATTTAAAACTCGAAAATCAAACACACAATATTATCACAATGGCAGAAATACTTGAAAATATTGAAACGACCATATATAATTATTACTATTCATATACAGATAATTTATTTGAAGATATTTATGAATTGTATAATAATATTCATAATAATGAAATAAATCAATCTTCTTTTGAATTTTATTTAAAACAAATTTATTTTAATTTTTTCAATAAAGATTTTACAAACATTTCTAAAATTATTATATGGGTATATGAAACAATTCCAGAAATTTATATTCGTTCTACTTTTATTATATCAACTTTAAAACTGTTATACATTTATGATATTGATTTTGGAGATGTTTTATTAGTTCCAGAAAATCTTATAACAAAACTATTACCAAATTTAATGACTGATTATTTAGATGACCAAAATTTTAATGTTTTGGCTTTTTCATGTCATTTATTAAAATTAATAAAAGATTATATAGGAAATATAAATAATAATATTCCAGAAATTCCATATAAAGTTTATTTGGTTGATTTGTTAGAAAAACAATGGCTTCATAATAGAAGGGGTAAATTAACTTTACAAATATCAAAGGCAATTGATGCTTGGAAAAAGCAACAAATACAAATATCAAGAAATAACCATAATGAACTATGTGATTATATATTTAAATTAATAAATTATTATAAATTAGAGAAAAACAATAAGAAATTTTTAGAAAATATACCAGCATTTAAACCTAACATTGAAGTTTTACAATCTTTATCACAACAATTATATTACATATATCCAGAAATGTATGTTTCAACAAAAAATATTGATAAAACAAATTTATTATTAGGGTTAATGTTAAATCAATTAAGCAACAAAAAATCTTTTATACAATTGGACTTAAATTTAGATTTAAAGATTTATGTTAAACAAAAATCTAAAAAAACTATAAAAAAAGAAACAATAACTAATATACTTGGAAAATTCTCAGGAGATTTTGGACAAATAATGTGGTGTATCCATAATCAACATATTTTTGCCAGTGAAGATAATAATACATCAGCAATGGCTTTATTTTTCCAGAGGCTTTCAAATTATGGTATTATAAATAGTAAATGGGGTAATATTCATGGATTAGGTGATGGTAGTTGTGTAGATGTGTTTTTATCTAATAACCAATTATAAATTTGGTCGTTATTACGATATTTTGCTATATTCATACATCTTTCTAAACTATAAGGACAGCCTTCATTTATTAACCATTTTATTATCTCAAAATTACCAATTATCACAGCATTTTCACATGTTAATTCACTCCACGGACACCCTTCCTCTTTTAACCATTCCAAAATTTCTATATTACCATTATTAACAGCATTATTAAATGTCCATATATTCCAAGGACACGGAGGCTCTTGTGCTCTTAACCATTTTAACATTTCAATATTTCCAGTCATTGCTGCATAAGAAAATGTCCATTCATTCCAAGGACACGGAGGATCTTGCGCCCTTAACCATTTTAACATATCAAAATGACCAAGTATTGCTGTATGAAAACACGTTCTTTCATCCCAAGGACACGGTGGTTCTTGTCTTCTCAACCATTTTAATATCTCTAATTCACCAGCAATAACACTATTATAACATACTGTTTCATTCCAAGGACACCGTTTTGATTTTAACCATTCCAACATTTTTAAATCTTTGTTCCTAATTGCAAAAATATAACACCATTCATCCCAAGGACATCCTTTCAATTTCAACCATTCTATTATAAAATAATTACTTTTACTTGCTGCATAACTACAACACCATTCATTATAAGGACAACCTGAATTTATTGCCCATTCTAAAACATCTAAATAACCGTTTTCCGCTGCATATACGGATGTCCATACATCCCAAGCAAAGTTATTTTGTTTTAACCATTTAAGAAGGGATAAATGTCCGCCTTTTGCAGCATAATTACAAAATCTAACATCGTGTTTGTCTAGGTCGAAACCGTTTTGTAATGACCATATTAGAATGTCTAAATGACCATATAATGCTGCATAAATATAACTATCTTGATAAATGGTATAATTTGAATTGGCCAAGTATTTTAAAAAGTCCAGATGACCTCCTTTTATTGTATAATCTACTATATCTTCACCATTTATAAATAAATTATTGTTATAGAACCAATATTGTAGTGGTGTGTTCCAAAATTGGATAATATATGATTTTTTCATGTATTGTGGTGATAGGGTATTTTTAAAATAAGATGAAACATTTCTTAATATTTGGTGTTCTGTTTTATCTAAAAATTTTCCAATTTCATTAATCAAAATTTCTGGAAATAATATTTGTATCATATTTTATTTTTAAATTATGATACATTTAAACATATTTGTTATTCAAGGAATTAATATAGCAGCATAATAATCATCCGTATATCTCCATACTTTAATTTTTCCAATCCCTTGTTTTGTTAATACGCCATCAACAAAGAAATATTCAGTATATTTATCCAATGTGTCTATGTCCAATTCAAAATTATATCCCATATTTACACCATTATCTAAATAATACTTTGATACACTAAATGCCTTTTTTAATGAACCATAAACTACATTTTGTATAATTACTGGTTTTCCACTATTTAATGCCCAATTACTGAAAAACAAAGGTTCAAAAATATTAGCATGAGGTATTAAATGTATTTGTGTTGAAATGCCTTGTGTTAATGATTTTATCCAATTTGTTATACTCAATCCTCCTATAAAAATTAACTGACCGTTTGTTTGTTTAAAATCAATTGAATAAGTATAAAAATTATCTAAATATATGTTATTTTTATAGTTTAAGACAATTTTTTTGTTTTTATCTATCATAAAGTTCAAGTAATACCCTAATCTTTTTTTAGTTTCTGGTGAATCTACTATTAATTTATCTTTTTTATAAAAATTGCTGTTTAAACTTAATTTACGATTTATAGATTTTAAAGAATAATCATATTCTGGATTTGTAATTACTTGTGTTTTCATAAATTGTTTTACTATTGTTTTAAAATTTTGTTTTTTCATATCTTCATCACTATCATTATACCATATAGAAAACTTGTATAATATATTTTGCATCAAAAAATCAGCAATCTTTCTATTATTAACAGTTTGTTGAATAATATCATTATCCCTACTTTCAGAATATCCAAGATTTGATTGTATAGCAACATCTGGTAAAATTTTCGCTTTTTTAACTTTTATATAGCTATATATAACATTAGGAATTTCTATTAATAAACCAATAACAGAATTATTCTCAACATCCTGAGATATTATCTTTATTTTTCTACTCTCCAAAAATTCCTTAACATCTGTAATCTTAGGCAAATCAATAGGCTGTTTAACTATATCTAATCCTAATACTGGATTTAAAGGTGATGTATCAATACATATAAATCCATTATTAGGATTATCAAATAAAAAGCCTCTTGTTTTTCCATACACATCTACAATTTGTCCTATTGGCTCTTCTAAACCAACAGGAGGCATATCAATTGCATTGTATCTACCTTTACCAATCATAAATAATTTATAACAAAGTAAAAACTTGCTGTATATATTTTTAATAATTTGGTGGTCATTTTCAAAATACCGAGTTATTGATCTTTCAACTCTTTTAATTATTAACTCATAATGTGGATTTTCTAAATTATTACTTTTAGTACCAAAATGTTTGTAAATTAATACTGTCTTTTTATTAGGGTCTAATTTATTATATAAATAACCTTGTGTGTACATTGGTAATTCAAATTCACCATTAGATTGTTCATCTAAACGAGTAAATACAACAATTTGACAATCAAAAAATACTTCTAATAAACCAATATATAATTTACTATCAAAAATAACATTAGGATTTAAAATATTTTGTATATATTCTGTTTCTGTAATATTATACATTTGTTGAATAATAGCCGATAAATTAATTTTCGCAAGATTATTACGAATATCATTCACATATTCTTTTTTATCATTTGATTTGTCATAATCATTATCCAAAGATAAACATACTGCTTCTATAAAGCTATTATTATTTACTGGAACGCCATATCTTAAAAATTCTATATTGGGTTCTTTGTTAAATCCTTTTAAAACGGTATAAATATTTTTTGGTAAATAACCAAATTTATCATATTCTGTTAATGCTTTTTTACCTATAATATTAGTAGTTTTACCTCTTTTGGTTTTTTCTTTGCCAGTTAAATATAAGTTCCATTTTTTATTACCTATTCGTTGATTTTGTGGATAACAACATGGTAAATATTCATATTTATCACTATTTTCAAGTTTATTTTCTATTAAACCTGGATATTGTAGATCTTCTTCTGGACAAACAAAATAGTTCATACTACCTTCTGGATAATTCATTACTTGTTTGCCTTTTCTTTCCCATTCCTCAACATCTTTTTCGTCAATAGGTATAGGCTGCTTCTTTTTTTCACATTTTCTAGAATAACCATACACAAATAATTCAGAGTCTTGTTCTTGTAATGCTTTTAATCTTTTATCTGTTGTATCCTCTCGTTTTGTTTCTAATTTATTATTATCTTTAAAATCTGGTATAAATTTACTATATTCTTCAACAATACTCTTAAACTTTTGTAAATAAATATTCAAAACTATTGAAAACATTTTTTTGAATCTTTCTACCTGTTCTAATGTTTTAGCTCTTGATATTCGTACATTTAAATATGGTGTAAATAACAATAATTCATTATTAGTATAAAATGGATCACTTCTAGAAACAGTTTTCTGCGATAAAAATACAGTTAATATATCACTTTCATCAACATTAATATCCAATGGAGAGTAATACAAATATAATACGCTCTTTATTGAACTTAATTCTCTTGTTTCATCAATATATAAATAATATGAAATCATTGGATCATTTGTAATCAATTCTAAAAATACATCTCTAACTATTTCTAATTTTGGGACAGCAAATATTCCTTTTATACCTTTTTCCCGCCTTTCTTTTATTTTTATTGGTGTATTACCAAATAATGATATAATATCATTTTTTAACATTTCATCTGTTTTACCCTTTGTCGTATTTGTTTCTATATTTAATATTCCTGTATATGGTTCTATTGTATTATTATACATTAATGTTGCAGTTTCCCATTCATCTTTTGAATTATCATTTTTGATTTTAAAAATAAAAGTTTCATCACCTTCTAACCATTTTTCAATTGGTATTACATTATCTATTATCTTATAATAAACTTGATCTTGTGTTTTTAAACGAACAAATGGTATATCTGGCGTTAATACAATATTATTAAATGCTTCAAGAGGATCTATATCAATTTCCAAGTCATATTCAGTAATAACAGAATCTTGAATAAAATGTGTGGTTTCAAGTTCTTTATATTTTTTATATTCATTACGATATTTTTGTTCTTCTTTAACATTTTTTTCGATATTTTCTAATTCTAATTGTAATTTTTTAGAGTATGTTTGGGATGCTTTATTAATACTATCAACTGACCATAATTCTACACTATCAATTTCTTTAAAAATTTTTAATAATTGTGTATCAAATTCATCAATTTTGTTTATTTTTAACCATTCTAATGCAATATCGTTAGGTTCAATTTTCCATTTTTTATTTAAATCCTCTATAACTTTTTTTAATTTTTTTAATTCAACATTTTTTAACTCTTTGGACAAAAATTCAACTTTATTTTTACCAGTAATAAGGTTTAATTCAGTAAATTTAATATAAGATTTAAAAGTTTTTTCGTTTAAAGCAACCATATTTTTAATAGTATCCTCAGTATCTATATAAGAAATATCATAAGACTTGTTATTAATCTTTATTTTTTCCATTATTATTATATTTTAACAAGAAATTGATAATTTAAAAAAACTATATTTATTTTTTAAAATGGGTAAATTAGAATTAATTATAGGTCCTATGTTCGCCTCAAAAAGCACTGAATTAATTAGCACTATTAATAGATATATATCAATAGGAATGTCAGTATTAGTTATTAATAATCATTTAAATTCAAGATATGGAACAAGTAAAATTAGCACTCATGACAAAAAAATATACGAAGGTTGCTTTAACTTACAATATTTAAAAGATATTTATAAACTTGAACAATATCCTAAAATTAATGTAATTGTAATTGAAGAACTACAATTCTTTCCTGATGCTTATAATGTTATTACAAATATACTTGATACCACAGATAAAATAGTTATAGCTGCTGGTTTAATTGGTGATTCTGAAAGAAATCCTTTTGGAGATGTGTTGCGTTTAATTCCACACGCAGAAACATTAAAACACTTAACTGCCTTTTGTAAAAAATGTAATAATGGAACTATCGGTCAATTCACAAAAAGATTAAGTAATAATAAAGATACTATTGCTATTGGTAGTGATGATATGTATATTACAGTTTGTAGAAAACATTATTTACAAGATTGATTGCTACTTTACACAAGTTTATCTTGTTTAAAGTATAATGAATGATGAACAATATAAAAGATTTAGAACTATGCAAAACGACCCTACAATTAGATGTTTATATTCTGTAAAAGATAAAAAAGATAATATGTATTTTCTTATATCAGGATCAAGTGGTACTAATTATAGAGTTGTTATAAACAATGTAGGAAAAATAAGTTGTGGTTGTCCTGATTTTTCAAATGGTGCTAAAACACAAGAATGTGTATGTAAACATTGCCTTTGTGTTTTATATAAATATTTAGGTTTATTTAAAAATGTGGAGCATTCATTTTTTAAAAGGAGATATTTTACTAGCGATGAAATATCTGCTATAAAAAGAATATTTGCGGAAAAATGTGGTAAAAAATAAATTATTTTTTAGAAGTTTTTTTAGCAGCTGCTTTTGAATAATTATATAAATTATTTTGTATCCATTTTATATCACTTTTCATTATTGCGTGTGCTTTTGGATCGGTGTTCTTATTATAATTTGCTATTAAATTAACACGACGGATTATAGTAGCATAACCTTCTTTTTTAACACCTTTTGTTAATGCTTGTCTCCGTAAACTTGCATTTGTTGATTTAATGTTAAAATAGCCGTATTTACCAAGATTTCCCTTAACAGGTTTTGGTAAAACTTTTTTTGATGATGGTGTTTTACCTTTTAATCCTGTATCTTTAACACATTTAGGTGGTACTTTTGAACCTTTAACGAATGTACCGTCAGAACGGGTATATGATTTTCTTGTATAGCCTTTTCTTAATATAGTTCCTGCTGGACATTTGGTAGTCATTATAATATATTAAAGATTTTTTTGATTTATAAAGTATTTATAATATAATAATGAAAAGTAATAAAAAAAATCAAGATGAAAATTTATTTAAAGATAGTAATGTTAAATCATTGACAAATGGTGATTTTGATGATAAAGAACCATGGATTTTTAAAAATAAAAAATGTTCAATAGTTTTGTTTTATGCTAATTGGTGTGGTCATTGTCAAAATTTTAAACCATTATATATAGATTTTGCTGATAGTGTTAGTTTTATACAATTATACGCAATGGATACAGATAAACAACAAAATTTTTTAGATAAATTAAGTAAATTCGGAAAAAAATGCCCACTTAAAATTAAAGGTTACCCAAGTATTTGGTTCTATAAAAATGGAATTCCTATAAAGGAATTTAATGGTGAAAGAAATTTTGGGAACTTACTTAAAGAAGCTATGTCAGTATGCGATTGTAAATGTGAATGTCATAAACTTTAATTACTTTATAAATTACTTTATAATTTTGATAATTACTTTATAATTTTGATAATTATAAAGTAAATATGTCTATTAAAAGATTACAAAAAGAACTCTTGGACTTACAAAAAGATCCACCTGCTAATTGTTCAGCAGGACCCATAGCAGATAATATACATACATGGAAAGCAATTATATTTGGTCCTCCTGATAGTCCTTATGCTGGTGGTTCATTTTCATTAGATATTTATTTTACACCAGAATATCCATTTAAAGCCCCAAAATGTAGATTTATTACTAAAATTTATCATCCTAATATTAGTCCTGATGGTTATATTTGTTTAGATATTTTAAAAGAACAATGGTCACCTGCACTAACCGTTTCTAAAATTTTATTAAGTATTTGTAGTTTATTAGATGACCCCAATCCAAATGATCCTCTTGTTCCAGAAATAGCAAGAGAATACAAAGAAAATAAAGAAAAATATATAAGAAAAGCAACAGAATGGACACAAAAATATGCTAATTAATTCTTTTTTAATCGTTTCAAAGCATCTATATTCTTTTTACTAATACCTGAAACCATAGGAGCACTAAATACATCACAAGGAGTTGCATATGTTGATTGTGTTGAAGGGGTTGCATATCCTTCTATTGAAGGTAAACGCAATGTTCCTGTTAATGGTTGTCCTCTTGCTTGTGATGATTGTACTGGTAGTCCTTGTGCTGGTGGTTGTAGTGGTGGTGCTTGTGCTGGTGGTTGTAGTGGTGGTGCTTCTGGTTGTCCTCTTGCTTGTGATGATTGTACTGGTAGTCCTTGTGTTGGTGTTTGTAGTGGTGGTGCTTGTGCTAGTCCTTGTGTTGTTTGTAGTGGTGGTGCTAGTCCTTGTGTTGTTTGTAGTGGTGGTGCTGGTGGTTGTGCTGGTGGTGGTGGTGCTAGTGCTTGTACTGGTGCTGGTGCTAATGCTGGTGCTGCTAGTGCTGCTAGTCTTTCACGCTTTTTGAAAATGCGTCCAAAAATTCCTAAATTAATTGTTAATTTCGTTCCAAATCCAAATAATAATAATAATTGTATTATTAAAGAAACTCCTAATGTTGTTCTTGCATTTTTAAGAACGGCAAATCCTGTAATGGTCATCATAATTGAAACTAATAATGCTAATAAAATTATAGATGAAAGTATTATATAGAATTTATCATCTTCTTTTATAAATATTAACCATACATTTAATGTACATACTACTAATAATAAAGCAACTGATATATATAATAAAGTTCTAACAGTTTTGTGTAAATTTGATTTTGGAATTACTAATAATGCCATTAAAGCAGTTGCTGCTGATAAAATACTACTAATACCATACATAGCTACATATAAATTTTTGTTTAACATTTATTAATTGTAAAGACTTTATTTTAAAACTTTTTATTTAAAACTATTTAAAGATTTATTATAGATAATATGCACTACTAAATCGTATACGTGTTGGTCAACAGATTTAGTTCTGTCGCTTTTAATGAGAATGTGCGTTGTGATTTAACTGGCTATTAAATTGTGATGTATGTGTATTTCATTATTAGTTGAAGATTGAGTACAGCCATATTTAATCTTGACCAAATACTGGCACCCTACATTTTTGTATAACAAATTATTAATGAAAAGAGGGAATTGAGTAATTAGTAAATAAGTTGTATAAAATGACCAGTAATTAGTGCCCTAATCTTTTAGATTAGGACAGTATATATTTCTATTTTATCTATCTGTTTTTGTCTTTTTTTCATCTATCTGTTTTTGTCTTTTTTTCATCTATCTGTTTTCATCTATCTATTTTTGTCTGTTTTGATCTGTTTTTGTCTGTTTTTGTCTGTTTTATCTATTTATTTTTATCTGTTTTTGTCTTAACTAATTTATAATAACGATATAGATCTTCTATACGAATTCCTGTTCTTTCTGAAAATTGTTTTAATAAATCTTGTGTTAATGTTAATTTTTCTCTAGGTTTATTTAAATTATAAATCATAAAATAAGTTCCTACTAATGCTGATATATTTTTCAACCAGTATCGTGGAATTTGTAATGTTATTAATCCAAAATTATCTATTATTTCAGGATTTAAGTCATAATTTGATAATTCGGCTTTTAATTTTTGAATATATAATTGTTTTTTCATACCAACATCTTGATATAATGCTAATTTTTCAAATCGTGATAAATCACCCATTACTCTCAGTCCAACATCACCTCGTGAAACTTGACCATATTGACCATAACCTGCCCTTAAATCTGGTCCCTCCTCACTACTTTCTTGAAATCTAGTAAATTCATCATCTACATCACTTTCATCATCACCTTCATCATATTCAGGTTCATTGTATTCTGGTTCATAACCAATCATTTCATCATCATTGTCGCCGTTCGATCCCCAAAAATCATCATCCATTATATTTTTAAAATACTTTTTAAATTAAATATAAATTTCTATAATCCGTATGACTTTCAATATAGGGTATATTTTTAACCTCTGGACATATTTTACATAAAGTATCATATTCTTTACGAGGTTTATGTAATCCCCAAGGTATTGTTGTAAGATAATCTGCTTCAAAACTAAACTTTTGTGCTACATCTTTTGGTGGTAGTTTTCCACCTATACGAGGTAAATAAACACAAAACCAAACATCTTCTGTTGTTAATTTATCCCATGGATAATTTTCAATTACTTTTAACATTTTAGATTTACTACGAAAACTTAAACCACCATTATATATTTGATTATGACCTATTACTATTCCTTTACATATAAATAATAAATGTATTAAATATATTAAATAATCAGGAATAGGAGCACCAACATAATCATATTCTAAAAAATCAGTAATATTAAATTTTGATTTACCACAAGTTATAGCATCAGTTTGAAATACTAATACTTTTTCACCTTGTACACTATTCCAAAACTCTTTTGATGTAAAAAGAGCAGAATAACCTTGTATAGTTAAATTAGCAACGCCTAAATTCCATAATGATATTTTATTTGACATTATTTCATTTTTAAAATTATTTAATATTAATTCTTTATTGTTCGTTCCGTGATATACTTGAAAATGTGTATAATCAGGCATTTTTGTTATAAAATGTTGTAATATATTCACCAAATTGTCTTTACGAGGTTCTACTATTATTGCTACAAGAGGATAATTATATATTTTTCTCCTTTGTGTTTGTTGTTTTATGGATTTTATTGCTTGTGTTCCTGAATCTATACTACCCGCTGACAATGGAAATACTTTTGTATTACAAATTAATACACAAATTATTATAATCGTTAAAAATAAAATTAGTATTTTCCACATTTATTAAATCATACAAATATTTTTTGTTATAAATTAAACCTAAAAGTAATAAGTTTAAAAATTGATTTTATTATTTCATCATATTATATATAATATAATATGAAACCAAAACCAAATACCAAAATAAAGAAATTATCATCCAAAACAAATGATAATCAAGAAAATCAATTCAATAAAAAAATTTTATATCCTATATTAAATGAATGCTCACAATATACACTTGATCCATATTGGAAACAAATCTTTGAAGATTGTTCAAGGGGTAAGTTTCCAAGAGGAAGTAGCATAGATAATGAAGGCAAAGTATTATATATTAAAAAACCAATTGGAACTAATCAACAATATCAAACTTATAACTTGAATAAATCACCAAGTGAAATATTTATCGAACTCAAAAAATTATTTCAAGAACAATTAAACCTAAAATCAAACAGAGACAAACAAATCCAAAGAGACGAATTTGACGACATCTCAAAAGACCTACAAGAATCATTTACAAGCGGTTGGCAAAAAATCAAACGCAAGAAAATTAAAGACCCTATCATTAGAAGATACATTTTAGAACTTAAAGATGTTTACAATCTTGATGATAGAGAAACAGCAGAGGTCGCCCAAATATTAAAACTTGGATTTTTATTTAATTGGATTGATAATGATGATGTTGTTTATGAAGATCAAAGAATTGTTGAAATAAAAACATTACATTTTGATCCAGAAGAAAGGATTTTTGAATTAGACGAACCAAGTGTATTATTAAAAAGAGAATACAAACCTAAAACATCTAAATTATCAAACTTGTGGGAAAAACATTTAGAACAACCTAAAAATAGATATATCATTTAATTTCTTTTTTATTTTTAAAAAAGAAATTTAAATAGGAGGAACAAACTGTGGATTGTATCTTTGTTCAGCCCATTGTCTGTATTCTTCACATCCAAATTTAAAATCATCTTTGTGTAGTCTTGCTTTATAGTAAAATACGCAATCACTTATATTATTTGATTGCTTACGATTATCTATAACAACAGCAGTATAATCTTCTGTTAATTGATCCATAACATCACAAAAATCTTGATAATTACCAATTATACCAGCATAATTTTCGTATAATGCTTTACGATTTTTTTCATTAGGCTCACGGAAAATAAAAGTATAATCAATGTTCGTTCTAATAACAGGACGAATATCCATACCATATTGTAAAGCAAGTATAAACATCATATCCCATTGACGACCATTCTTAAAAAACTTTTGGAATAAAGGTCTGTGGAAAAATTTAGGGTCATCACTACAATCATCAACAACTAAAAGCCCTTTTGAATTGCTAGGATTGTTTCTCATTGCTAATTTTTGTCTTTTAGCAAAATCTTCCATTTCTTTTTCAGAGTATTCTGAAAAGATGTATAAATCAGGGATCATCTGTGAGTAAAAATGGTTGTTTTCTTCGGTGCCTGAAAATATTTTAGCAACTGGTATTTCATGACGAAATGTTTTAATTATATCTCTTACTATTGTAGATTTACCAGTTGCTGGTTTGCCAATAATAACAATTTTACTATTAGTTTTCATTTCGTGTAATGGAAATTCATGTATATCTATCTCATTTTTACCATTTTTACCCGTTTTTTTTGTTAGACTTGATTTAACCGACATTATATATTAATTTATTTAGTTTTAAACTATTTTAAAACTAAATATTATTTTAAAAGTAAATATTATTATAATAATATGGAATATATTTTTACTAATATATACAAACAAAAATATTTGGGTGATAATGAAAATGATAAATATAATGGTAGTAGTGGTTTTGGTAGTAAATTAGGATATAATATTAACACATATATACCTTTTTTAAAAGAATTTATTACTAAAAATAATATTAAAACCATTGTTGATTTAGGATGTGGAGATTTTATTTGTGGAACACATATATATGATAATTTAAATATTAAATATACAGGATATGATATTTATAAAGAAGTTATAGATTTTAATCTTGATAAATATTCTCCTGAAAAATATACTTTTATACATTTAGATTTTTATAATAACAAAGAAAATTTAGAACAAGCAGATTTATGTATATTAAAAGATGTTTTACAACATTGGCCTCTTAGTTATATACATACTTTTTTAGATTATTTGATTGATACTAAAAAATTTAAATATATATTAATTTGTAATTGTTCTTATCAAGAACAAGATGATGTAAATATACCATTAGGTGGTTTTCGACCACTAAGTAGTAATTTTTACCATTAAAAAAATATAATCCAAATATAGTTTATAAATATCATACAAAAGAAGTTTCTCTTATATCTCTTTAATATTTTGACATTTAAAACAATTCATTTACATTTAAAACAATTCATTTACATTTAAAACAATTCATTAAATGAATATATTTTCTTAAAACATAATAATGGCATTATTAAGACCTAAATGTCAAATTTTACAAAATAATAAAGAAGATCAATATAACAAAAAATGCCAAGCAATCATTTTAGATATTTCTGAAAAATTTATTCTTATAATTAAAGAAAATGTAGAACCTTCTTTACAAAGATGGGGATTACCAAAAGGTAAATTTAAGATTGGCGAAACATCATTGGATTGTGCCAAACGAGAAGTTTGTGAAGAAGTTGGTATTGAATTTGAAAAATATCATACATTACATTCAAATTACCATAATTTACATCGTTTTGTTATATTAAAAGATTGGAATGAAATAAAATTAACCAGAGGAGCTGAAATAAGTACTATTCAATGGGTTAATATAAATTGGTTAAAAAATGATATAAAGAAAGACATTTCAATGTCTAAAATAAATAATAAACACAATTACAAATATAATATGATTACTAGGAAATTATTTGAAAAAGGTATATTACAATAAAGCTCATAAAAAAATTGATTAATAAAAAACTATGCCCATTTTATTTTAATTATGGAAACCGCAAATCTCCTAAAAAAACACCCTCAACTTGTAGAATGGTCTAAAAACCAAAAATACCCTCTATTAATCTGTGAAAAGAATGGAAAAACAAGAATATGGGTATGTTGGGTTGTTAAAGACACTATTTATAGAACAGATGGTTTTATTGATGGGAAACTTAAAGAACCGTTAGGACATTCTTATAAAGGTAATACTTTACGCACACCAGAACAGCAATCTTTACTTGAAGCAGAAAAGTTATGGATCAAGCAAATTGATAATGGTTATAAGCCTCGTTCAATTGATAAAGATGGTATGAAAATATATGATTTTGTTATGGAACAAAAGAGTAAAAATGGTGGTATGAACAGAGGTGTTAAAATGTTTGGAGAAACTGGCATTGTCACCGAAACAACTGCTGGGGCAAAAGATTATTCAATCCAACATCTTCCTATGCTTGCAAAAAAATACAAGGAACATGATAAAAACGGTGAATTTAATTTGTCCAGTGCTGGTAAGTCTTTAAAATTCCCTGTTATTGTTCAACCAAAGTTAGATGGAATTCGTGCTATACCTTTTATTACAAATACTGGGAATGTAGTTTTAGAATCTCGTAATAGTAATTATTTTGTGCATTTAAACCATATTCGTGATGAAATAAAGTATTGGTTAGAAAAAAAGAAACGGACAGATATTGTTCTGGATGGTGAAATGTATATTCATAAAGCATATAAAAATGAAGCAGGGGAACCATCTTATGATAATGATGGTATTGAAATGAAGAGTGTGGAGAGGTACCAATTTATATCGGAGGCTTGTAAAATTACAAGAAAAAATGCTCACGATTATGAAGAAATGGTAGAATATTGGATTTTTGATATTTGGGATCCTACAAAAACAAATATGGAGCGTTTTGAAATTCTACAAGAACTTTTTAAAGACTATAATGGAACAATCTTAAAAATTGTACCGACTAAAATTGTTAATAATCACAATGAAATAGAAACATTTATGAAATCTATGATTGGAGAAGATACATCTCGCCAAGGTTATGAGTTTGAAGGTATAATGGTTCGTCAATCATCAGCAAAATACTCTGCAACAACAACGCACTCGTCTTGTTTGTTAAAATATAAAAGATTTGAGGACGATGAATGGGAGGTTTATGGAGCAGAACAATGTGTAGGTGGAGCACACGATGGTGCTATAAAATGGTTATGTAAAAAAGATATAGGTGGAAAAACAAAAACAGTGATTGCTAAACAAATAGGCGATACAAATGTTTCTAAAAAATTATATCAAGATTATGTTAAAAATCCAAAAAAGTATAATGGAAGAATGTTGAATATTAGATACAATGAAACATCAAAAGATGGCGTTCCAAGATTTCCTCGTGCAACAGCATTTGTAGAAGATAAATAAACATCTACATTTTCATTTAAAAATGTAGATGATAAATTATATATATGACAAGAGTATTGTATAACAATTGGTTAATTAAATATAAAAATCATTATAATAATATAACTTATAAACATATTAAAGTTGTAGATATACAAATTATTAATCATAAATTAAAACAAGGTGTTTTAACTATTAAAGCTATTGATTTGGATGAAAATAAAATTGTTTGTAAAAAATTAACAGCTTCTAATATTTTAGAATGGAAAACGCCAACAGAAGATATACCAGAAAGAAGTGATTAACAGTTTATTCATTCTTTAATCCTATGTATGCAACATAAGAATACCAAATTAAAGTATTAGGAATATAAATTACATTCATAATTACAAAGATTATAGCAATAGTGTTAAATAAATTATAATTGTAAAGATAAGAAATAGCATAGCCACCGAATATAGGGAATAATATACTTAAATATAATATTAAACTTAATAGTAAATAATGTGTATTTCTATCATAAACGGTTAAATTGAATTCATCTTCATAAAACATTTAGAAACCAAGCCTTAAATAATAATATAAAATTCTTTAAATAATATTGTATTCTGTAATGAGCATCATACAAATCACGAATAATAGATTTTATTAATTTATACATTGTTAAAATAATTTATACATTCTTAAAATAATGTATAAATTGTAAAAAAAACCTTTATTACATAATAATGAATACTAATAATTATTATACTTTATTAGCCGTATGTATATTTGTAGCAATAATATTTATAATGTTAATATTAAGTAAAAAAGAAAATTTGTCTTTAAGTCAATTCCCCGTTCCTACTTGTTCAACATGTAAATCGTGTAAATTTTATACTTGTGGTAAATGCGGAACATACTTTCAATTACAAAACAAAGTTGGACAAACTTGTGATTGTGGTGGTTTTACCGTTTATAGAACACCAGTTGAACGCTCTTGTTATGGACAAACATTAAAAGGATTACCTGATGTAGGACCAGTACAAACATGTACTGAAAACTTTACAAACGATGTTGATGATTTTACTAAATCAAGTTGTCAAAGTTGTTGTAATAAAGATTATACATGTATGCAAGCAGCTGGAACTTTTGATAGTGGATCTACTTTTTTAAGAAATTTGCCTTGTCCAGTTCCTTTTCCACCAGTTCTAGATGGTTATAATATAGAAAAACACAAACAATCTCGTCATGTAAGTGAATTAGATATTTACAAGCATTTAGAAAAAGGTGGATTAGTTGTTGCAGCAAATGATGGTAATGTGATAGATTATGTAATGAAAAAATTGATAGAACAAACAATGCAAGGTGGAAATGGTGGGTATCCTGATTTTTATTATATAAATGGTCCTGTTCTAGTGATGACAAAGGTTAATGGAAAATATTATTGGATGATAGACTACCCTATAAAGTATAATCCAGAGAATTATTCAAACTATGTAAATTCATCTGATAGTTGGAATATTGCGAAAAGTTTATATCAAACTGGTAGAAAATTATTAAATCCAAATGCCCCATTTATTTTCTTTACAGCAAAAAATGATGTTTTAAAAGCAGTTTCTGCTGCTGCTTATACATGTATGCCTGATGGAGCACCACAATCAAGCACTGATTATTACTATCCTGGATGTACAAGTAAAAGTTGTTTGTGGGGTCCTGATTATGGTTCTGGAAATTGGTTATTTAGAGTTTAATTTTTGTAATAAATATATATACATTTATTACAAAATTGATTTAAAGCTTTAACAAACCTTTAAGCCTTAACAAAATTGATTTAGTTAAAGGTTAATTTTGTAATAAATACATTGTAAAAGAAATGTATTATCCTATATCAACATGTATTTTTAAGAAAGATTATTTTGAATGGATTACAAGATATTCTCCAAGCAAGGTAGATAAATTTTTTAATGAATTGGATGAAGAAGATTATGTAAATGCTTATTTAATAATGTTAGATAATACAAAGGAATGGTTGTATGATGAACTTTGGTTGTTAGAGGTAGAAAATGTATATATACCAGTGTTAATTAAAAATATCAATGGTAGTTCTCCACACGCTCTTTGGAGTAGTTCTATAAATGAAGATGACCAAAGCATTGAATGGACATTAAATGATTTAATTAATAATGTTGGAACGGTTTGGCAAAAATGTTTAAAACAAATAATGGAAACGGAATATGAAAAATGTAAAATTGATTAATTCTATATTATATATATAATATAGATAATATGGATAATATGGATAATATAGATAATATAGAATATATTCAAAAATATATATCAATAAATGAAAATACAAAATTAATAAATAGAAAACAAAAAGGAGAAGTATTTACACCTTATGAAATAATAGTTAAAATGTTAAAAGAGTTAGAAAATAGATATTTTTTAGAACATAAAAAAAGTATATATAGTAATAAAAATCTTAAATGGTTAGATAATTGTTGTGGAATTGGTAATTTTATAATAGTAATATATTTTAAATTAAATATAGGGCTTAAAAATGTTATATTAAACGAAGAAACAAGAAAAAAGCACATATTAGAAAATATGTTATATATGTCTGAACTTGATAAAAATAATCTTGATAAATGTATAAATTTTTTAAATCCTGAAAAAAAATTTAAGTTAAATATAAATTATGGTGATAGTTTAAATTTAAATTTGAAAAATACTTGGAATATTGATAATGTCGATATAATTATAGGTAATCCACCTTATCAAAAACACAATAAAACAAATAATAATTCAAGAGGTGGAATAAATAATAATTTATATATAGATTTTATTAAATACAGTTTAAGTATTTTAAATATAGATGGATATTTAGTATACATACATCCACAAAATTGGAGAAAAATTGATAATACTATATTAATTGAGTTTTTAAAGTATAGATTAGAGTTTATAGGTTTAAATTATGGTGGGAAATTATTTAAAAATGTATCAGTAAAAACTGATTTTTATGTCCTAAGAAAAACATTAAATGATAATATTTTTAAAACTCTTGTTGAATCATACGATAATAAAAATAAATTAATATTAACAGATAATTTTAAAATTAATAATAGTATAACATTCATACCCAAGTACTATTCAACAATAATACAATCAATTATAAATAAAATTACAACATATGGAGAAAATAAAATTTGTATAATTAATAGTTATTGTCATAAGATAAGAACACATGTAAGTCATATAGATAATAAAACAAATGAACATATATATCCATTATATAATACATCAGCAAATCCCTTTAATTATATAAGTTCAAAAAAACATTATGATCAAAACAAAAAAAAAGTTATTTTAAGTTGTAGTGGTAAATTATCTCCATTATATGATAATGGTATTTATGGAACTACACAAGATTCAATGTATATTATAGTAAATTCTGATATAGAAGGAAAACAATTAGTAGAAATATTGAATACAGATTTATATATATTTTTGATTAATATTTGTCAATGGGGTAATTTTAGAAATGAACAAAAATTATTTTCATATTTAAAATATCCTAAAATTACTAATAGTAAAATAGATAATGATTATGTTAATAATTATTTTAATTTAACAACCGATGAGATTGGTATTTTTAAAATACTTTAAAATTGAATTTTGAATTAAATTTTTTTAATTAGTAAATGAATAATTTAAATAACTTTTGGATTTTAATAGATACTACAAACAAAAAAAAGGATACTCAACTAGAAACATATATTAAAAATGGTTCAAATGAATATATTTTAAGATTTATAAAATTAGGAGGTGGTCCATCATTAGGAAGTATTTCTGAAAAATTTAGTAAATTTAAATTTAATATATTACAAGATAGATTAAAGGGAGATACTACACATGATCATGTTATTTTTATTGATAATAAAAGTATAAAAATTGAACAAAAAACATCAACATTAAATAAAGTTAATGATTTTATGTGGCAACATATAGCAGAAAAACATTCTTGGGATATTTTATTATTAATGGGTATACATTACAATGAAATATATTTTTTTGGTTTGAATAAAACTACTTTTAAAAATTTGGTAAATCAAGGAAAAATTACAAATCAAGGTAACAAAAATAAAGATAGTCATCAAGGTATGTGGTTTAAATATTCAAATGTTAAAAATGACATAAAAATAATTAAATCAAATGAAGACTTATTAGAATTAGCAAGAAATTCCTCGATATAAATTTTTGTTAAAAACTATTTAAAGAAATAAATATATAAATATTGTAATATATTTTGAATTAAAAAAAAGTCAAAAAACAAAAAATTGATTTTTTTAAATTCTTATAGGAGATAATTGTGCTTATCCAGTGTAAGCATTTCCAAGGACACATAGCTCAGTCGGTAGAGCGCAAGGCTTTTAACCTTGTGGCCGTGGGTTCGAGCCCCACTGTGTCCGTCTTGCTCCCAAGGATGTTTAAACATCACTGGGCGCTTAGCTCAATTGGTTAGAGCGCGGTACTTATAATGCCGAGGTTCTGGGTTCGAGACCCAGAGTGCCCACCAAGCCCTTTTAGCTCAGTTGGAAGAGCGTTGGACTTCTAATCCAAAGGTCGTGGGTTCGAGACCCACAAAGGGTGTTTTTTTGGTCCAAAGATGCTTTAAGCATCTCTGGGCTTTTAGCCCAAAAGTAGCGTTCCCGAGCGGTCAAAGGGGATGGACTTAAGATCCATTGCGTAAAGCTTCGTGGGTTCGAATCCCACCGCTACTAAGTTCCTTTGATTATCAAAGGGTCTATCCCGAACAGACCCTCCTTTAATAGGACACATAGCTCAGTCGGTAGAGCGCAAGGCTTTTAACCTTGTGGCCGTGGGTTCGAGCCCCACTGTGTCCGTTTGCTCCCAAGGATGTTTAAACATCACTGGGCGCTTAGCTCAGTGGCAGAGCGTGGCCTTTACACGGCCAAGGTCGTGGGTTCGAAACCCACAGTGCTCATAAGTGGTGTTCCCGAGCGGTCAAAGGGGCTGGACTCAAGTTCCAGTGCATTATGCTTCGTGGGTTCGAATCCCACCGCCACTAAAAAATTGATTTTATTAATCATATGTGTTAAGAACTTAACACTATGAAGCGCGTCTCTGGAAATGGAGGTTTGTTTGTAGATCCTCGTGCTCAAAAGGTTCAATGCACTACGACTACGGTAAGTAAGCGTAAGCGAGAAACAGATCCAAATCCTACACAACAGTTGCCCAAGCCTGTTGTGAGGGTCGTTTCACAACCATTCAAATAGTCCAAGTCCAATTTTTGTGTCCCTTTGTGTTCTAACACAACAGGACACATAGCTCAGTCGGTAGAGCGCAAGGCTTTTAACCTTGTGGCCGTGGGTTCGAGCCCCACTGTGTCCGTTTGCCCCCAATGATGTTTAAACATCACTGGACGCGTAGCTCAATTGGTTAGAGCGCGGTACTTATAATGCCGAGGTTCTGGGTTCGAGACCCAGCGTGTCCAAGTTGTCTTCCAGTCTGTGTTGACTACAAGACAAAAATTGATTCCTAGAAATCCAAGTGTGTTAAAGGACACCACACACACATACAAAGATGGATAGATACATTGACGAACACAAGTCCACTGCGGGTCTTAATGAAGACACCGTCGATCCAATCACTATGGAAGCCCTTGCTTTGGTTGAACGCACCAGTCGCTTTGGCAGTGTTGCACTTGAAGCTTCTGGTTGTGTCCGCTATTGGAGCACAGAAGCTCTCTCAGAATGGCTTTCGTCTACTTCACGACCCACAAATCCATTGACTCGTAGAGTCTTGACAGACGAAGAAATTCGTTATGTCGAACATTATCGTCGTGGATACGAATTGGAGAAGGCTGGAAAGCTGAATGTGGATGAAACTGCCTTGTACAACAAGTACATCAAGGCGAATGGTGGCATTAGTCCTAGTGACCACGAGCTGATGAGATACATCTTCACACCCTACACCTTTTCTAACCAGTTCAAGGAGTATCAGCGAGACAATTCTGTCGACTTCAATGTAGAAAGGCAGGGTGCCACAGACGACCTCCAAGACAAGCCTGACGGGACTTGGTTGATACGGTACTCGTCATACAACGCAGTCCATTCATACGATTACATCAAGAAGCAGGGAATTCGTTTCTTTGTGTTTTCCGTTGTTCGTGACAAGAAGATCACACACTACCTTTTCATACACCGACCTGGAAAAGGCTGGGCTATGGCAAATGGTGGAAAAATCACCATTAACAAGAACTCGATCACTTACTCCCCTCTTATGACATACTGCGTCTGCTTTTTCGATCTACTCACAGCATTCATCGACACACACAATCTTGACTATAACAGATACATCCGCAACGATTAATAAAGCGTCTTTCGGTCTCCAAGACCACAAGACAAAGACAAATTGATTTTATCATACTCTACACAACACAACAACAACCACCTATGGAACAACTACCACCCGAGATCATCTGTAAGATTGTAGAGCATTTGGAACCTACTTACATCCAAATCCTTCGTAATGTGTGTAGGCACTTCTACCAAGTGCTACAACCTCATAGACTGAACACGAAACATCTCGTTGTTCGGTTGGAGCTCCTCCAATGGTTGAGAACCCAACATCCATGGTGTTCTTGGAGTCAAAACACCTGTAAATTTGCTGCTTCCATTGGTAATCTAAAAGTTCTCGTGTGGTTGAGATCCCTCAATCCATCGTGTCCTTGGGACAACGAGACCAGTGAATATGCTGCTGCAAATGGTCATTTGGAGGTTCTACGTTGGTTGATAGAACAAAAATGCCCACTACGCTATGTTTATTGTAGCGCAGCAAGACATGGTCGCTTGGATGTTCTCAAGTGGTTGACAGAGAACAGAGTGCTCAAATCTATGGACGAGAACGGTGTTCTACAAGCTGTGAGAGAGGATGGGTATCCTTGGGATGGATGGGTATGCGAAAGTGCAGCAATTGGTGGCCATTTGGAGGTTCTCCGTTGGCTGAGAAGTCAGGAACCACCATACTTTTGGTGTGAGGTGACCTGTGAATCAGCTGCACATGGCAATCAGTTGGAGGTTCTCAAGTGGTTGATACAGAACGGTTGTCCTTGGATTAAGAGAGATTGCAAGGAAATCGCTGAACACTATCACAGTTTGGAGGTGTTGGATTGGTTGAACAACAACGACGACGATGACAACGATGACGAATACGGAGACTATGACCACCAGAACGAGGAATACGAAGAGATGGATGAATAAACTGTCTTTCGGTCTTAAAGACCACAAGACAAATTGATTTTCTCAAAGCCATAAAGGACTAACACTACATCAAGCCCAATGTCTCTGCCTAATGCTTTTGTTTGTCAGTATTGTGAGAACCCTTGGGATGACACCGTGATGGTTGAATGCAAAAAGTGTTCTACACAATACTGTGAGGATTGTGTATCTGTTTTCTTTGATGAACGTGAGCTAGATGAACTAGAGTATTGTCCATTCTGCTCGGAGAATAAAGCCGATATTGATGAGTACATCATTAACATCGTAGAAAAGTTTGATGAGTACTTGAAGGACAAGAAGAACAAAAAGTACATTCTAAGAAGGTTGAAGAGTGATGTTGGTAAACTGTTCTAAACTGTCTTTTGGTCTATAAGACCACAAGGCACCTAAAATTGATTCCTGCAATCTAGGGAATACAAAAATCACCCCAATCACAGCCTTAACAGCTCACATCAATGGCTCTTGCAAACTTGCTTACGGACAGCATCTCAACTGCCCTGTCCAAGGCAATTGCTGAAAAGTACAAGCTCGACGGACAAGATTTGAAAGAGTTCATTCAAACTACGCTGTACAAAGAGTTGGGTTCTAAGCCTCCAACTACGGAACCTGCCAAGGCACCAACCAAACCCCTTCCTCCTGCAAAGGGTGTTCCCAAGGCTTCTACAATTCAGAAAAGAAGTCCAACGGAAGTCATCAGCAAGGAAGACTTTGACAAGTGGTTTGCCTTCCGTGGAGGAAAGTCTCCGAAAGAACTACAAGAGATTGCCAAGGGTCTTGGTCTTACAGTAACGAGCAAGACCTCTAAGAAGACCTTGAAGGAATTGCTGTAACCCTTTGTCGAGGACGACGACGAGGACTACGATGACGACGACGAGGACTACGACGACGAGGACGATGACGACGAGGACGATGAATTTTCTTACACGCAGGAGGACATCGACAAGTGGTGTGCAGTGAAGGGTGGTTTGTCTGTTAAGGAGCTTCGTGAAAAGGCACTCGAGTTGGGCTTTGAGGGTCTTGATGGCAAAACAAAGGTGCAGATCAAGAAGATCCTGCAAGACTATTTGAATGAGAACTGCGAGTAAATTGTCTTTCGGTCTTAAAGACCACAAGACACCATAAATTGATTCTTTAATATTCTATTCTGTAAACAATACACTGCTACACTGCTACAATGAACCCAAAAGTACTCGTGTTCACTATGACTGATATTAACTACGATGACATCGTATGCCACTTGTGTGATTCTGGGGACCAAGAAGAGGTTCTTATCATTTGTGATGGATGCACAAGAGCCTTTCATACACACTGTTTGGGCATCCCATTTGTTCCTCCCGATGATTGGTTCTGTGCAAAGTGTGTGAGGGATGGTATGATCACTACGAGACCGTCCATTGGACAAGGCACAAAAGTAGTTCTATATCAGCGTGTTTCATCAAAGGGTCAAGATGAACCGCAGTACGGAAGAGCGGGTATTGAAACACAGAATCACGCTCTATTAAAGTACTGTGTTGACAACAGTCTCCATGTGGTAAGCACTTACAGGGATGTCGGTAGTGCTTACAATCGTCCTTGGGCATTGTCTGAGATCAAGAAAATCACCAAGATGAAGGGTGTTTGTATCTTGGTCTACTCAGTGTCCAGATTCTCAAGAAACCTAGGATACGGACAGGAACTGCTACAAACTATCCATTCAAAGGGTTCTTGGGTCTACTCGGTCGTGGAGCAGGTGTCTTCCTATGATGACAAGTTCTACTCATTGATGCAAGATGCACAAAACGAGAGTGAGATGATCTCGCGAAAGGTCATTGACTCTAATCGCAGGATTAGAGATATGGGAGGATGGATTGGAAAGGCACCTTATGGCTACAATGTCATTGTAGATGACTCAGGAATTCGTAGACTTGTAGAGAACAGTGATGAACAATGTGTAATCAGAGTGATGAATGAACTAGCAGAACAAGCAAGACAACAAGGCACGAACCCGATCTCTTACATCAAGCACTCTATTGGCGGTTTTGTGTATCGTGATGGAAAGGAATGGACTAGTGAAAAGATTAAAAAAGTACTGGACGCTAAATGGACATCTTTCTGCAAGGACATGATGCAAGCCATCTATGTCTAATAAACTTCCTTTCGGTCTTAAAGACCACAAGGCATCCACAAAAAATTGATTTTATTATTTGTTTCAACTTGACAATTCAACCTCGTAGAACAAGCAATGAACCCCGACACTCGTAGCTTCTATTTGCAGTATCTTCGTGATGTTCAAACGAAGAAGGCTGATACATACGCTGTATCTGGGGAGTTGGACAGCAATCAAACAAAGTTCGAGTATTCTTC